CAGACCCTGCAGACTGCAGTCAATGGATGGGTGCAGGCAGTCGATCTCGCCAACGACTTGTCCATGTGGCTCAACGAAGAAGGCAAGATCCACGGACTAGCTCATAACCCGTTCGCACAGTTCATGTGGGATAAGGCATACGGCGCACATACTGACTACATCTTGGGCGATGTCGTGCTTACCGGTGGCACAGATGATGAAGGCGAGACGCTAGGACTCACAGACGAACAAGTAGCAATTATTGAAAAGATCGTCTTCAAGGTTCTTCAGTTTGTTGAGCCACGGTTCACAGTCACCGGTGGTGAGTGAGATGGATCAGATCACAGTGAACGGTCACACATTCGAGCTATACGAGACCATCACGCCGGAAGGCGTGATGGTCTACGCCGATGTCACGATCAAGTACGCCGACGAGGATGAGCCAGCCAGTGGTTACCGAATCGCTATCGGGTGCGAGTATCCCGGCTTCGACGAGATGTCGCCGGAATTAGAGGCGTGGGATTCGAATATCTTTTACTACTGCGAAAGTGTTGAAGAGTTCGAAAGCCTCGTGGAGAATGGCGACGAGACCGACGAGTGGATGATCATTCTCGAGTGATGAGAGTTGCCAAATGCCGGGCGGGTCAGATGATCCGCCCGGCATTTTTTGTTCCCAGGGGCGGATCGACTCGACATTTCCAGGGGTGGGGCGGTGATCGAGAAGATGCCGAGACTCATCCGCCACCGTCAGTGAGTGATACAGGGCAGGTGGCCCCGCCTGAGAATTCCCACCCCGGGGCTAATTTGTTTTCATCGGCATTTTTCCCGCAAAATGCTTCGCTGCCGGGAATCTCCCGGTAAAATTTTACTCGCGGCGGATCTCGATGTCCGGTTTTTACTCGGTCGAGTAGCTTTTTTACCCGGTCGAGTAGCTCGCGATGCGGAATTCTTTGATCTTCGCCCAGACATCTGGCATTAGCCCCGTTTGATTATTTGTCCTACGGGGCTCGCGGACACGCCGAGATGAATGTACGCCGGCTTTGCTGTGTGTGTTTCCGCCGGCCTGGGGTCAGTCGAGGATCTCAAACTGATCCGAGGTCGCCAACAAGAACACGGCCAACCCATTCGTCGAGCGCAGGTGCGCCTGATCCTGCTAATAAATAATTCCAAGTTGTGTTTTTTATTTGGTGGCCCTATCATTACTAATACCTACTACGAAAGGAAACTCATGGGACTCGACAATATTCCCAAGCATTACCCCTGTAAGACGCAAGGAACTGCCGTACTAATTCATCGCCACGATGACCAAGAAAACCCGGTCTATGACGAGAACGGTGAAGCCGTAACGGTGATTGACTGCGAACAAACTCAGGCCGCCGGTGGTTGCCCCTGGAAGAACGCCAACCCACCCACAGAAGGTCATGTGCTGGGAATGTTCGGCACAGACTGCTGGTATCGAGGCAAGTACGGCAACCGCCTGCTGGAAGAGGCGACAGATAGCGATCTGATGGGCGATAACTTGTCGTTCTACGGTGACGAAGAAGATGGAACGGTCAAGTCGGCATCGTCTTGTATCGCAACGGCAGATCTATGTCGTCTCGCATGGAACTCATACGAGCCCGAAGAGACCGCCGCCGAAGAAGCCGCCGAGATCATCGCCGGCCTACAGTACGCCGAATGGTATTTGCGATGGGCCGCAGAGACCACCGACGGCCTTATCTGTTGGTACTGAGGTGATCTAAATGACAACACCACCGCTTGAATTATGTGAGACCGACGAGAACATTGGCCGGGTCGGAATGATGATGGTTGAAGGCCTCGACTTTGAGGTTCGTGTACTCGCCATGCGTAAACGCTATGGGCACAAGGACTACAAGGTGACTCCGGTGCGAGGTGCTGGCAACCGCTGGGCCGAGCAGAATAAAGTCCGTTTCGACTAATCCCCCAAAACAAAAAGGCCGTGTGAGGTAGCGATACCCCACACGGCCTTTTTGCGTTTCACAGATACTTGTTGATGAGAACAAAAATTCGCAGACTCACACCGGTCATCAACACAGCACCAATGATCGCCTGAGGCCAAGGCATAACCGGCATGAGGCCGTAATAGCCCTGCCACCGAAGCAACCCGACATTGACACTCAATAAGGCCAGCGCACCGATGCGCTTTTTTGAACTTAGTTTCATTTCTGTCTCCTGTCACTAGTAGGTATAGACAAGGTATGAAATCGTAAGTCGAATGTCAAGCATCAACAATTTCGGGAAATAATTGACAACGGAACATGGCCGGCATAGTATCCCTTATACCTACTAAGGAAAGGCAAGGCAATGGCAAGACAACATGGAAACAAGTTAGTGATCGGGTTCTTCAAAGAACTTGAACGCCTAGGTTTCGAGGTACTCCGCAAGGCGAATGGCGGTTGGGTGATCGTTCCCCCAAAAAGCAACTCGTGCCAGCAGAAGTACCACACTCACGGAACGCTGAAGGGCTTGACTCCGCTCCGCAAGGACATCACCAAGTTGTACGGGGTAAAAGTATTTGACTGAGAAGATGGTGCGCTGGTCAGGGTGGCCGGCGCACTAACTCGCTCCATTCACTCGACTCATACGCCACCGTCGATGAGTGATACTTGAGGTGAGCCCCGACTAGGAAATTTACCCACGGGGCTAATTCCAGAAATGTTCCTGCATCACCTCTAATTGCATCAGGGGCGGGGGGCGAGAAGACTCGCCAAACCGACGGGGTGATCTTGCCCCACTCGATTGCGAATCTCCGCATCTACGACAGCCACGATGAGCAGGTCCTCATCGGATGGACTACCACTCTCCCACTTCTACGACATTGTAATCCTGAAGGCCAGCCTCGTCGTCAGTAACTTCGAGATCGTCACCGGTGATCCAACCTTTGACCCAATGACAGTTAGAGTCCTCATTGAGATAAGTAGCCTTCTCGTCGTCTGACATTGTTACCCAGGCCAACGGTAAGAGTGTTGCGTCATTGACTAAGTAGTAATTCCATTCGTGGATCCTTAGACCCGACGGGTAATTCATTTCTGCACATACCTTATATCCGATACTCATCGATACTCCTTTGATGTTGATAGTGATAACTTCACTATCCCGATGATAGGCCAGCTCTATGGCAATAGTCAAGTAATGCTTGACAAGTAGTAAACGATAAGTTTGGTCGTCTAGATCAAGATCGGCCGTCAATGTGCGGATGCAGGTTCCGCTCGAGCAGATCATTGACTTGACTCATCCGCCGCTCGAGCAGATCATTGACTTGACTCATCCGCCGCCGTCAGTCATCTCAGTAAGCACGCAAGCCCCGCTAGGTAAATCAACCCACGGGGCTAATTCCAGAAATGTCCTCGCATCCCCCTTCAAAGGCCAAAGATGGCGGACTCGATGGCTAAAATTTACCCGTCGAGAGCTTGACATCGGTGCGGCCGCATGATAATTCAGCAAAAAAGTTCAGATCTGGGCCCCTGGAAGCTGGTTTTCTGGATCTTCGCGGGCCGGTAAAGCAAAAACTTCTCCCAGGCAGCGTCAACAAAGATTGCCTGGCTCGCGAGCCCCGTTCTTGTCTAGATCCCTACGGGGCTCCCAACTCTCTCTGACGGAGGAATAGAACCGGATAAAACTATTCAATCCGAAGACTTGATCATTCCAGCTTTTCGAGCCGCCATAATACGCTTTGAGGCGGTAGACACACTTATCCCTTGAGCATTTGCCACTGCCCGCTGTACTGGTACTCGTGCCATGTGAGCCGCCATATAGATGTCTGCGACTGCTTGTAGGTCGTCATCGGAGTGTGCTCGCCCTTGGTGTGAAGTTTTTTCACGCTGTTTCAGTATTCGGGATAAGGCTGGCGACTTTTCTTTTAGTTCATCTCGTAAGATTTCTTCAAGTGAGATGCTGGATAGTGCTTTTCGTGAGACGGGCTTTGAGTCAGTTGTTTCAATTTTGACGGATACGATTTCCTGTCGGCCATTGATCAACTTGGTGGTGAGTGTGACATCCCACTTTTTCCCGATTTTGTCTGTAAATGTTTTTTTCATTGGCTTACAAAACCTCGCCCTTCTCTCGAAACCACATGATGAGTTCCTCGATGGCTGAGAGAAATTCCAACGGACTAACTGGCGTCTCCCCGTCAATACCCCAAGGGAGCATACCGCTCTCGGGCGTGCGCGAGAGATAGTCGCTAATGACATACTCGATGGTTTCTCCACCCGAACAGAGAGTGTAGTAACCATCCAAGATAGCTTCGGCAATTGGACTTAGATTTGCCTGCGCTGCGCGCTCGGCTGGAATGGTGTTCATAATTTTTACCTTTCAGTCATAGTGGGATTAGGAAAGTTGCCTTGGTGACCTCAACTCCAGTTAGCGGTCGGCCGATAATCTTTTCGGCCTCAGCAAGCGCAGTCGCCCACGCTGTTGCACGACGAGGATCGTTCCATGTCATCTTTTCGCCAACCTCAGCGACTAGACGCTTGTAACTATTCTCGACGACCACTAATACTCGTGCGATGTCATTGCGGTTCATCTCCATACCTTGAGCATAGGGCAATTCGTAGCAGTAGTCAAGTAATACTTGACAAGGGTAGGACTATGGCATAATGTGCGTGTATGGAATTACTACTAAGCCGACTAATTGAGCCAACAATTTGGGAAAGACTTATGTCTTGCGAGGCACGAGCAGTGTCTCGATACTGGTTCGGATCGCCGTGTCGGTTCGTGCGCACAATTGACTTGATCGTTCATCTAGTCATCCCTGAGATCATCTTTCGGCGTGCGCCCATCCTGGCGTGCTATTTGCGATCAACCAGCCCACGATGGGGTCGTGTTTGGCGCGAATGGTAATCAGTCGGCCGCGTTCGCTGCTGGTACTCGCTGCTGGTTCGCTGCTGATCAGTTGCATAGTTCATCCGCCACCGTCATTCATCTCAGCACGCAAGCGAGCCCCGCTGTGTATTTTCCCTACGGGGCTGTTATCTAAATATTTGGTAAATTCTGTCAACAAGACTCAAAGGCTGCTCATGTGGGTACCTGTAGTCGAGTCTCCCCGCGTCAAAACTCTTCGATAGCTTATGCGCCCAGTACGGACTCATCGCATCTTCGCAGACATCTATGTAATAACGACGAAATACTTCGTGATGCCCAGGCGGAAGGCACTTTTCCTCAACTAGACCATGTGCTATCTCGTGGCAAACAATCCACAAAGGGCTCGTTTTATTTAGAACAATCTTCTTTTCTACGGCATAACAGACAGCGGTAGTATTGTTTTTGCTGGATCGTAGTTCCCATTTTGGAAGGTACTCTGCAATAAGACGCTTAGCCGCCGGCAACCCGAACGGAAGATTTACCTTCTTGGAGGTAAATGTGTTCCACTCGGCCCTGTAGGTTCTATATTGTCGGTCTTTGTAGGCCGCCATTCGCAGAACAGTAGCAGAGAATAACGGATCGATCAGGTGAACGACAGCATTTACATCCATGGCAAAAGCCCCGAGTCAAAATCATTAACTCTTGTTGATGATCATCTCGCACTCATATTCCCGTACGACCAGGAAGATGTAGCTGCCGTAAAGAAGATCAACGGGGCTAAGTGGGACAAGCTTGCTCGAGTATGGCGAGTTCCAATGTCCAGCATCGAAGAAGCTCGTGCTTTCGCTGCCGCTCGAGACTTCTGGGTCGACAATGATGTATTGATTTTTGATCTGCCGGCTCCGGACAACGAAACAACTGGGGTAACTAGGGAAAATCAGTGGATTTACTTATCATTTCGCTATGACCCAGTCAAGGTCCGCTCAGTAAAGTCGATCCCGGGGATTACTTGGCACGCACCATCAAAGGCCTGGCGAGTTCCAGAGACATCAATCTTTGAGGCCATTATGTGGGCAGATAAGTTCGGGGAACAAGTCCCGGAAGTAATGCGTGATGAAGCGCAGGAAATACGCGAACGACACGAGAAGCTCATCTCCTCTTCGCGTTCAGTTGATGCGGACATGGATGTCCCTGGATTTACTGGAACTTTGATGCCGTATCAAAAAGCTGGCATTGCTTATGCAGTACAGGCGCGGCGTTGTTTTATTGCAGACGACATGGGTCTCGGCAAAACACTTCAGTCGATGCTTGCAATCGAGATGGGAAATCAGCAATCAGCAACATATCCAGCAGTTGTTATTTGCCCACCCACACTTGTACTCAACTGGCAAAAAGAATATTCCAAGTGGCTCCCCGAGAAAAAAGTTGTTTGCGTAACCAATCGAAAAGATTTTCCTGATGAGCCATTCGATGTATTGATTGTTGGCTGGTCAAACATTGATCACTGGAAAACCAAATTGACCAAGATGGGTTCGTACATTTTCGATGAGAGCCATTTTGCTAAAACCCCGACGGCGCAGCGAACAAAGGCAGCGATCAAGATTGCCCGAACAGTCAAGTCCGAAGGAATGGTTTTGTGTTTAACGGGCACGCCGATCACAAACAAGCCAGCGGAGTACGCACCACAGCTCGACATCATTGGAAAGCTCGATAAATTTGGCGGACTATGGGGCTTCTATCGACGATACTGCGGGGCTTTCCGTGATCGGTACGGTCAATGGCACATCGATGGCAATTCAAACCTGGATGAGCTCAATGATCGCCTGCGCGGTGAGTGCTACATCCGGCGGACAAAGGATCAAGTACTCAAAGATTTACCTCCGGTTATCCACAGTAGGGTCATCGTGGAAGGCACCGAAAAAGGAATGGCAGAATATCGAAAAGCTGAGGCCGATATTGTCCAATATCTTGCTGATCGAGCCAGTCAGATCGCACTTGAGCTTGGACAATCTCCTCGATCGGCGGCCGTGCGAGCTCGAATGAAAGCCGAGGCCAGTGAGCATCTAGTGCGCATCGGAGTACTTCGAAAGCTTGCTGCGCAGGCAAAAATGCCAGCCATCAAGGAATGGATACAGTCCCGGATAGATGCTGGGCAGAAAGTTGTTGTTGCTGCTCATCATCGAGAGATTGTCGACGAGCTTGCAATGCTCTATGGCGGGCTAAAGATCCAGGGAGGCATGGATGTCTCAACGGTGGAAGCCCACAAAGAATCTTTCCAGAAGCTATCCGTCGAGGATGCACCCACAATAGTTTTGTCGATCCAAGCAGCGAAGACAGGACATACCTTAACTGCTGCTCAGAATGTTTTATTCGTGGAACTGCCATGGACCCCAAGCGATGTCGACCAGACATATTCGCGATGCCATCGACTTGGCCAAACTGGATCAGTCACTGCAACATACATGCTTGCCGAGGACACTATAGACATGCAAATCATAGACATGATCGAGGAAAAACGGCTCGTAGTAAACGCCGCTATCGATGGGGTACTCATGGACTCGAGCGCGCGAGGAGCTGCAGAACTGGTCCTATTATTCGCCAAAATGACATAATTGTGACAAATGGCACACGAACAAGAATAGCCCGTTAACCTGCTGTGTTATTTAAGTAAACACAGAAAAAAAGCAATATTGACGGTCATGGCAAGATTTCGCAGTTTGAGTCTCCTAAAATAAAAACATGACCTACTGCCGTACTTGGGCATCTACCCCTTCAGCCCAATAGCCTCATCCATCTAGAGAAGGATTCTCAATGAATAAAACAATGAAAAATACCGTCTTTGTGCTATCTGTCGTTTTTATCTTGCTATCTATCGGGGTCTTCCACCTAGCCACAGTCCAAGAGAATAGTGGCAACACCAGCGAGCAACCATCCATTGGCATAATTGCTCCGGATCTAACCACGACTGCGCCAACCCCGAGTATAGAAACAACTGTTCCGGTGGTCGAGTCAACGCTGCCGGCTACGACAACAACAACAATGCCTGATCTTTCGGGAGTTGATTGGGTCGCTCTTGCGCAGGAGACTTACGGCAAATGCGGAGAATGGCATGATCTAGCTATTCAGGTTGGCTGGCCCGAAGAGGAATGGGGATTCCTGAGTCAAGTCATCTGGCGTGAAAGTCGTTGCCAGGTCGATGCCTGGAATGGAGCGGATGCGGGGCTGACCCAAATCAACAAGGTCCATAGAAAGTGGCTATCCGATATGGGCTGGAATCACCCCGAGGATATGTTCGACGCTGAGAAGAACTTGACTTTTGCTTTCCGTCTATGGGAAACATCTGGCTGGAAGCCGTGGCGCTTTAGTGGGCCCGTTCCCGAATAAATCTTTCCGCTAACCCAACGATAGGAAACTGTAGTTGGGAGTTGCGTATCTCTTGATTACGGGTAGACTTGCTCGTTATGATGTTTGATAACAGCCAGTACCGTTCCACTAGAGATGACTTTGAGATTAGAAATCGTGCACTTGGTGCACTTGTTGGACAAGCGGTTGGTGATGCGCTTGGCGCTCGCTACGAGTTTGGTCCCCCGGGAGAAATCTCAAAGCAGTTTCCGAAAGGCGTGCCGTGTCGCCATATTGGTGGCGGTTCATTCGGTTGGCGTCTTGGCGAATTTACCGACGACACACAAATGGCAGTGTTGCTTGGTGAAAACCTAATTACGCGATGGAATCCAGTTGCGCAGTGGGAGCTTTGGAAAGAGTGGGTGCAGACAGCAAAAGATGTCGGCACAACTACTCGCCCACCATTAGTGGCACGCACATACGAAGAGTCATTAACTCGGCGCGTTCGCAATGGTCGAGGCAATGGTGCCGTGATGCGAGTTGCGCCCGTAGGTATCAAAGGCGCAATGAAAGACGCACAGTGGACAGAGCGTGTCGCCCGTGAACAGGCGATGATTACTCATACGGATCCACGAACAGTTGAGGCTGCGGTGATTATGGCAGTCGCACTTGCTGAGATGGTTAGTGGGCGTCGTACTTTTGATAGCGCAATGCGCTTGGCAGTACAGGACCATTGCGATAGTAAACTTCGCACATACTTCGAAGAGTTGCTATTTACTGACTCTTTACCATTGAGTGAGAGCAATGGCTATGGGGACATTTGTCTCGCAGAGGCCGTGTATGCCATTAGAAAGAATACGAACTTTGAGGACACTATTCGCTATGCGATAGATGGTGGTAACGACACCGACACGGTTGCTTGTGTCGCTGGCGCACTCGCAGGTGCTTGGTATGGTATTCAGAACATTCCCGCTCGCCTGACAACACCTATTCACGGGTTTGTTCAGATGAATGGCAAGGTGGAGCGATACGACCTAGAGGACTTGGAGTCGCTGGCAACACGATTAGTAGAACAAGCGTGGCGACCAAAATCACCCGACTATAACGGCGCACCAAAGCCGGTTGCTATTGGTGGTTTGTATGGACAGCAGGTGTTCGTCACAAACCTCGCCGGCGCACGCAACGCAGAGGAGAACTATGCGTGTATGTCGTTCTGTCGCACCTTCGATGACACCGAGCATTATGAGTATCGTCGTTCGTTCTATTTGCTTGACGAACAAGAAGATGAAGCAAATCCAGCAATAGACAGCGTTGTTCGTGATGCTATTGCTGAAATAAATGAAGCACTATTTAATGGTCGCGATGTTCTTGTTCACTGTCACGCAGGCGAGAGCCGAACAGGGCTAATCGCAAAGGCGTGGCTAATGTCGGCTATGGGCTACTCGCACAAGGAAGCCCACGAGAGCCTGACGAGCAAATGGAAGTATTACTCACCTCGCAACAAAGCCTTCGTTCGGTATTTAGACGAATTCCACGCAGACACGCTTGTTGTCGGGTAGTGTTTAGATAAATCTAACTAAAGGAGTTGAGATGGCACACGAACTTGATTTTACTAAAGACGGGACTGCTCGGTTTGCCTATGCTAGAGAGATCCCCTGGCATAGGCTTGGGGTAAAAGTCGGCGGCCTAGCAAATGTCGACGCAATGCTCCAGGCAGCATCGGCCGACTACGAGGTGTTAGCAACAAAAGTCGCAGCTATCGACGACGAGGGAAACCTTATTCGAAATGCCGACGGCAGCCCCGTGATTATTCAGGACAGTCGTGCAACAATCCGCAAGGACCTGGATGGGTCATTTAATGACCTGGCGACTGTTGGAACCCGGTACGAAGTGCGCCAGAACAGGGAAGTTGCCGAGCGGGCACTAGCTGTTGTTGGTGCATCGGGCGGCGATGCAGTGATCGAGACTTGTGGAGTCCTTCGTGAAGGGCGACGATTCTTCATGACTATCGACCTCGGGGCTCTCATTATTGATCCAGCTGGAATCAACGACAAGATTGCGCGTTATCTAGTTGTATCGTGCGGCCATGATGGAGTTTGGCCGATCCGGTATGCGAACACCGAAATCAGAGCTGTCTGCAACAACACAGTTGTGATGGGGGTAAAGCAAGCAAAGCGCGTATTCACAGCTCGCCATACACGGAATGTTGATACCGCAATCGAAGATGCCCAAGAAGTGTTAAAAATATCTACTGCGTGGGCAAAGCAGTTTAAACAAGAAGCTGAACATCTGCTGCGGATTTCATTGCCACCCTCATCGCCAAATATCAATAAAGTGTTGGATCAAGTTTTCCCACTCGACAAGATGGCAACGGATCGACAAAAGCGAAACCACACAGAAATAGTTGGAACGATCCGCTCACTATACGGGAACGAACGCAATGCCGGTGGCTACGGTTACAACGGCTGGTCGTTACTGAATGCGATAACAGAGTACCTAGATCATGGCCGTGAAGCCCCGGATGACGACAAGGCCATGGCATCACTTGATGAGAATTCATGGGTAACTCGAACTAAAGTAACCGCACATCACAGCCTTCTCTCACTTATCTAATTAGGCACTACACTTGTAGAGCCAGGGCAATTCGGGAGGTCGAATGAGCGGGACTAATGATGATCACGATGATGACGACTTCGAATTTGACGAGGACGATCTCTCATTAGAAGACCTGCCGGCGATGGATCGAGAGGTGATGTTCGGCATCGCTTTTTGTAATTACATCGTTAAAAAATTGATCGAAGATTTTGGCGATGATGCGATTATGGATTTGCTATTCGCCATTGACCGAAACATGGGTTGGTCCTCGGAGATCCTTGCCAATCGGCACGAAGTAGACGATCTGTTATTAGAGAACCATGGATCTTTTGATCAACACATTTGGGTCAAGGTCCAAGACACTAAGGCGTGGGCAAAAATGCACCGGCAAGTCTACAAGATGACTAGAAGGTATCTCGCTGCAGCCGTAGACGAGGTTGTTCATGAGGAACTACTAGACACTCAGTAAATCCTTCAGAAAAATCCTCGACGGGCTCATGTTCTTCTCGGTTTGCGTCATACATTTGGCTGCAGTATTGGCAGCGAACGCGTGTTCCTTTACTCACTAAACTCCCCTAGGTCGAGAGTTGCATTGATAGTCCCGTCATTCTCGACGCTAACAATTGTTAGGCCGATCTCAGCAAGAATAATCGTGGCAATCTCATCCATCGAGCCTCTAAGAAGTTCTCGTTCTGCTTCGTCAAGCTTGTCAGCATCTGCGCTATCGATCAATAAATCAGCAATAGTTGTTACAACACGCAGATAAGTATCAAAATGATCGTTCGGTCCGGACAGGTCGAGAGAAAATTCTTTGGTCATACTTGACGATAGTAGCCGACGCGGTGTAGGATCTAGTGAAACATCCCGACTTAGTCGGCGTAAAGGAGAAACCAAAATGTCCCAATCAGGTATTACCGCAATCGGCAATCTTACTGCCGATCCGCAGCTCACCTTCACAGGTGCCGGAGCAGCAAAGCTGTCGTTCGGAGTTGCTGTCAATTACTTCTGGAATGATCAAGACGGGGCTCGTCAAGAGCGCACTTCATTCTTCAACTGCGTAGCTTGGAAGCAGATTGCCGAAGACGCAGCTGCCGTTCTCGAAAAGGGAATGCGCGTTATTGTTAGCGGCCGCCTCGAGCAGCGCACATACCAGGACAAAGAAGGCAAAGATCGTCAGATCATCGAGATTGTTGTCGAAGATGTTGGCCCGTCGGCTCGTGGTATCTCCTCGGTTCAGCGCAAGGAGCGCGCCGCTAATGGCGGAACCGCTCAGCGTTCAAACCAGCAGCCTAAGCAAGCTGCTAAGCCCCGTGCAACGGTGCCGACCGTGCAAGAAGACACAGAACCGTTCTGATGGCCGAAGACATGAAGCTGTTCCTGCTCTACTTTGCGGTGACAGGGCTCGTTGTGTGGGGAATAACAAATCGTCGCAAGTAGTCGACGCTGCGAAACTCCCCAACAATGACAATCATTCATGTAAACAGCAACACCATTCGGTCAAACCGTAAGCACGATCGTCAGGATCCGCCGCTTAGCGTTCGCCGTACGCGATCAAGCAAAGCCGAGTATGCCTACGAAGTGAACATTATTGGCGATGACGGATCTGTTGTCGCTCGCATTGTGTACCAGCCGGAGACTCCACTTTCCTGTGGAGCTCAGGTCTGGATCGAAACCGATCTAACTGTCGAAACCAAGAAAGAAGAAGTCACGGGTCTACAATGATTACTAGAGAAGAACTCACCGGATACCTCGAAGAGATAGACGAGGACATACTCCTTATGGATGGTTTTGACGAAGCCTGTATCGGTCACTCACAACGCATCAACGAACCAGTCCTTGCTGTTTACTCATACGACAAGATGGTCGAAGTCCTTATGACTCGCGATGGTATGGATGACGAAGAAGCAATGGAATTTATTGAGTACAACTGCGTCGGTGCGTGGATAGGTGAGCGAACCCCAATCATCGTCAGGTCACTGAACGCGTAAAGTTCCACGAACCTTGTAGTGTTAGAGCAACACACAGTACATCAGGGGAATAGGCGAGCTTTGTGGCAAACGATGGGATCAGTAGGAAGAAAGCCCCGAAGCGTGATGTTCTCGAGGTGATCAAAATTGGTCAGTGGGGCCAGGGTGACGGCATCAAGTATCTGCACCGTCTATCGTGCGGCCATACTGAGTCGCGAAAGCGTATTGCGCCGGCCGGACAAATGGCGTGTACTTGGTGTGTGGTTGCCGAAGAAAAGGGAGCTGATCTCCGTTCGCTAATAGGCACTCGACCAACACAGCAAGTATTCGTAGATGTTGCAGATTTTATTGATGATGCTAACGACGACCTTCAGAGTGATCAAGATGCAATGCGACTTCAGGGCTCGCTTGCGTCTGCACTAAAAATTCCAAGTGATTCTATTGATGTTGTGCTCGAAGATGTTGACGGCACGCTCACAGTTGCGTATGCTCTTGTTTTTCTTAGCGCAGCAGATGCAAAACGAATAACAACAAAAAATCTTCCATCAATCATTGATATCACTATCGAAAGTGAGTAAGTTAGCCCCGTGCCTACTAAATCAAAAGTTTCCGCCTCTACTAAATCAGAAGTTCCCGTGTTTACTAAATCAGAAGTTGATGGCACGGTAATCGATGTCGGCCAACAGATAGTCGTCGAAAAAGAAGAAGGGTCATACTTCTTTCGCTACATAGGTCCAGACGGTTCACTCACCTGTTGGGGCGGAACGAAAGGTCACGAGTCGTGGCGCAACTTCCGTATTGAGCGATGTCATCTCCCGGGCTGGCGACCGACCGCAGTGCTTGACGAGGAGAATACCGAGAAGGCAACCCGCGCTTCTCGCTATGCGACATTTGAGTTGTGGGCAAGGACACATCAGAATGAGCTGTTTACTACCTCGCAACTCGTAGAGGTGACTGGATTTTCTACATCAACAATGCTGAAGTACCTAACTACATCTTTGATCTTTGAGCAAGTCAAGCGTGGAACTTGGCGAGTGCGAGATCTAACAGAATCACGATCCTGAAAGGAATGCTATGAAACCAGAAATGCCGAACGCTGCGTGTATTGGTCACGCTGAGTTGTTCTTTATCAACTTGCCATACACGGCAGAGGAACGAACGAAAGAGAAGCTAGCCAAGCAGCTCTGTTTGATTTGTCCTCACCTAACTGAATGCCGGGACTACGCACTTGCTCACGAGGACTATGGCATCTGGGGTGGCACTTCAGAGAAGCAACGATCATACTTGAGACGAGATATGAACATTGTCGTACAACGACCAGAGAAAGTAATCATCGAGCAGGAGCGCATCAAGTTACGCAAAGCAACATTCGCAATCAAGTCAATGAAGGTGAAGCAAAATGACTAAGTTTTCTAATGAACCAGGCCGAGTAACACTAATTGACTCTCTTGCTGACGACCTAATGGTTGTCAACGCTGCCCGCGTATCATTCGGTCGAATGTCAGAGACACTTGCTGATGCTGATAAAGGACTCATCAAGTTCTTGATGCGCGAACATCACGGAACGCCATTCGAACATAACTGCTTCATCTTTAAAGTCGAAGCCCCGTTGTTTGTTGCGCGTGAGTGGTTCCGGCATCGCATCGGATCATTTAACGAGTACTCCGGCCGGTACTCCGTAATTGAGGAGCGCCTCTATGTTCCGTCGGAAGACGCAGTTCGAACACAGGTTGGTAAGCCAGGTGCTTACACATTCGAACAGATGAATGCCGAAGATGCTGAAACAGCACAGAACTTCATAAGCGAAGCCGTTTATCATTCGTTTGATGTTTACCACCAACTAATAGAACTCGGAGTAGCCAAAGAGCTTGCTCGCACGGTAATTCCACTTGCGACATTCACTGAGTTTTATTGGACAGTAAACGCTCGCAGCTTGATGAACTTCTTAGGTTTGCGAAATCACCCCGCAGCACAATACGAGATCCGTGTGTTGGCGCAGAAGGTTGAGGAAGTATTCGCAGCGGTGATGCCCGTGACTTACGAAGCGTGGATCAGTGCGGGTAGAGTTGCCCCGTGACGAAAGCGACTTCACCAGAAATAGATAACTTCCTAGGTCGACTCAACCGCGTCAAGTCGAGTGGTGAGGGGTGGACAGCATCTTGCCCTTGCCGTAACGACGACGACAATCCATCACTCTCTATTAGTCAGGGTATAGATGGGCGCGTTTTAGTGACTTGTCATCGCGGTGGTGGGTGCGGTGTAGGTGAGATTTGCGAAGCAGTGGGATTACAGATGAATGATCTATTCCCGAAGCAACCAAAGCACGAGAAAGAAAAACTTACGCTGGTCGCTACATACAAGTATTGCGACGAAGATGGCACTCTTCTTTTCCAGAAGCAACGATTTCTTGATGAGTCTGGGCGCAAGACTTTCCGACAGCGCAAGCCAGACGGCAACGGGGGTTGGGACTACAAACTTGGTGATACTCCAAAGGTTCTCTACAACCTGCCCGCCGTTAGACAGGCAGCCATTTCTGGTCAGAAGGTGTATCTGGTCGAGGGCGAGAAAGACGCAGATGTCTTGATCGGACTTGGGTATGTTGCCACGACAATGCCGGGCGGGGCTGGTAAGTGGTTACAAATTCACACTGATGCCCTTGTTGGGGCAAAGGTCGAGATCATCGCAGACAATGACGAGCCCGGTCGTCAGCACGCTTGGAAGGTGGTTGGGGTACTTGAGGAAGCTGGCATACCCGTGCGAGCTTGGCGCACCCCACGAGGCAAAGACATTGCTGATTTTCTCCACGACGGTGGCAGCCCTAAAGAAGTAGTCGCACTTGAGGTTGCCGATGAAATGACCCCCGTGGTCATTGAGAACATCAAAGAAGCAGATCCGCTTGGTGAACTCGCAGATGAGATCAACGAAGTCCTGACTCGAGATGACCTGACCGATACACAGAAGCTCAGTCGAGCATCAATGCTCATTGGAAGCTTTGGCAACCCTCAGGTAGTCCCGAATGGCCGTCTATTAGATTGGCAAGAATTTGTAACTCAAGAGTATGACGACTCCTACGATTGGGTTATCCCAGGAGTGCTCGAGCGGCAAGAACGAGTCATTGTCGTTGCCTCCGAAGGCGTCGGAAAGACGATGCTCGCACGCCAAGTCGCTATCTGTTCTGCTGCGGGACTACATCCATTTAAGATGACCCACATGAAGCCGCTCACAACATTGACTATTGACCTTGAGAACCCAGAGCGGATCATTCGACGCACCAGCCGCTCGATCATGCTTAATGCCCAGAAGTACGGACATACGGAAAAGATTAATGCCCATATCCTGATCCAACCCTCGGGTATCGATCTCCTCAAGGCATCTGATAGGCAGTTCATCGAAAAGGCAATCGAATCAGTGAGCCCCGATTTGATCTGTATTGGTCCTTTGTACAAGGCATTCGTTGATCCAGGTGGCCGCACTAGTGAAGCACTAGCTGTCGAGGTAGCAAAGTACCTTGATATGCTTCGCGATGTCTACAACTGCGCTCTCTGGCTGGAACACCACGCTCCACTTGGGACTGCCGGTCAACGGGACTTACGACCATTCGGTTCGGCTGTCTGGTCACGATGGCCAGAGTTCGGTCTGGCCCTGATGCCTGATCCACTAAGTACAGAGGGGTTCGTTTATCAGGTAAAGCATTTCCGAGGTGAGCGAGATGTTCGTGAATTTCCGACTAAAATGAAGAGGGGCACGACCTTTCCATTCGAGGTCCTGGAGTTCCGAAAGGTCGAATAATGGCATCACGAGAAGGATTAACCAAGGAGTTCCTTGCTGAACGGGACTTACGCATCTTTGCTATGCGTAAAGCTGGCGTCTCCCCCGGAGACATAGCTCGACGCTTCCAGATGACCACTCGAGCAGTGAACTCCGCCCTTGGTCGGCAGCTTTCTCGAATGAATTCCGAAGCTGTATCGAGCTACCCAGAGGTGCTTCGTCTCGAGCTTGAGCGACTTGACGCACTTCAGCAAGCGATTTGGCCAATGACTCAACATCGCAAGATCACCCTTGATGACGGGACTGAAGTCAATGTTGAGCCTGATCTCAAGGCAATTCAGTCGGTCTTAGCGATAATGAACCAACGGTCAAAGCTCCTTGGAATGGAGCAAAACAACCTCAATATGACGGTCGAGCAGGTCGGAATAGGTCACGAGCCGCGCGCTGTTCTTGCTGGCACGGCAGCCGGGGCTTCCCCGAAGGAGACATTCGATCCAGAAGCAGAGGCACGCAAGCTACTCGAACTGATGGGTCGATCTGGGGTTTTGCCACAAGCAACGGTGAACGAGATGCTGGGTATCCAATTAGCCCTTCCTTCCTCTGCTACGGTAGAGGAAGAGGTGATCCTAGATGTCGACAGAAGAAGTCCCGGACAATTTGGAAGCAGCAATGGAGAAGGTGGCGGAGACGACCTCAACCGGTCGTTCGAAGAACACGGGGAGTGACCCTGGCGAGCCTGCTGGAAGACAAGTTCTGATCCGCGCAAGCGTTGCCGACCACGAGCGTTGGAAACAAGCAGCTCAGAGTCAGGGCGTATCTCTTTCGGAATTCATACGGGACTGTCTCAACGCCAAAGCTACAGAACTACTCGACTGTTCGCACCCGCTAAATCAGCGCCGGTGGTATCCGTGGTCAGAGATGTGTCTGGCGTGTGGGCAGCGACTTCGCAGTCAACCGCTTCCAAAGACCAAGAAGCCCCGTTAGTACTCATCCGCGATAAAACGCTGACGACAAGCTCGTCGACGGCCTTCTTTCTGACGATTGATGCTGGTATGCGCGCGTAGACGCTGAGTAGTAAAGAGGAAGCGATCTTCTTCATTCCATTTAGGTCGTTTCATACGACCATAATAGCCCCGATTACTTGCGTTTGAACCAGGCGAGCATTCTCTTGCGGAGACTGGGCTTGATGACATCACTGGCACGGATCACATTGTCGACCGTTTCCTTGATTGTCTCAGCCACTTCAGCAGCCCCGTCTTTAACTTCCTCGAACATTGCTTCGACCGCATTGGTGATGTCCTCGACCGTATCCGCAAGGGGATCGTAAACGCGAGCTTGCTCGACCTTCTTCTTTGGGGGTCGACCACGCTTGGCGGGTTCTTTCTTAGCCCCGGAAGAGGCCTTCTTCGGCGCAGTCTTCTTGGCAACAGGCTTCTTGGCTGCAGCCTTCTTTTTGGGTGATGGGTTAGAGTTGCTCATACCCGCAGGCTACCCTAAAAAAAGCGTTCGTGGCGGAACCACGGGGCTACCACAGGAGGTACAAGGTGCTTCACAACAAGCGAGCTGAGCGTCAGTGCCCGTACGGCTGCTGTCGAACCCTTCGTCGCAGCAAGACGAGTGCTTGGTCGGGGCTTCTCCGGCGTCGAGAGAACCGGGCCTGGCGATCTGAAGAGTGGTAACCGGACGATACCCTGGGGTTCACTCAGGTATGAAAGACTGTCGAGATGGAAGAATACCCAACCCGGGACTACAAGCTGGCACTATGTCTTGAGTCAGGAAAAACCGCCAAAGTCGAGGGCATTAAGGAATATGGCGTTGGTGAGGATCTCACCTTCTCTCTGTTTGGTTGGCGCGGCGACCGACTAGCGGTCATTGCGACTATGGGATCAGCCTTTATGAACGACTCGCAGCCCCGACGAATCAAGCGGGTGGCGCAGGCAGCATCGATCTTGCGTCGAGGCTGGGGTATCGACGAGTTTGTATTCATGGCGGAGGGATTTGTATCCGTGGACAGCGAACGCAGCGCAGGGAGGGATCTTCGTGAGCTTTTTATCGAAGAAGACAGCCCCGTATCAGAGTGTTTGACCTTGACTTTTGTTACCCCAACTGACTACGAGGTCGTCACTGCTCCGTACCATGTTGGACTGGGGAGGGTCGTGGAATGGGGCTCCCTGATGAGAACACGGGACTCTTCCAGCCTTCGTGATGCTGCGTACCCAGCAGTAATCCAGAAGGCCCTCGAGATGCCAAAAGAGGTCGAACCAGAGAGTCACAAGGATATCTACTTCAAGACACTCGCTGCGGGGCTAGAGAAAGAGGGCTTCGGAACTCAATGGGACTTTGATTGATTTGCTATGCTGAACACGGTGGCTAGCTGGATCCTTTCCCAGTGAAGGGCGATCAGCGTCCGTCGAGGGTCCTGTCCCCTCGAGGGCGTTAACAAAACGGGACTCATAGACCCACCTTGATGGTCGCCCGCCACCACTGAAAAGGAGACAAAAGTGATTCCAGAACGCGAAGCAAAACCTTACGACTTGCTCAACCCAACGATTCCTCGTGTGGCCAGGATGGTCCGTAAGTCCCGTTTAGACATTTGCAAGGATTGCCAATACTTCACTGGGCTCGAGCGATGCGCGTTATGCGGATGCTTCATGCCGGCGAAGGTAATGCTCCCACACTCCTCGTGTCCGATCAACAAATGGGAGGCAGAGGGAGCCCCGCAAGTCTTCCAGACCCCGCCCGAAGCAGGTGAAGCGTTTGATCGACTCCAAAAAGAGATCGAAGAAACTGCCCCCGAGCAGGAGAAAGAGTAAACCAGTGGATCTGTCTATTTATCAGGCAGCAACAGCCCCGACTGCGATCTATCCCCCCGAGCAAGGCTTGGTGTACACCGCGTTAGGTCTTGCTTCCGAAGCAGGCGAGGTAGCTGGCAAGGTCAAGAAAGCCATCCGTGATGAAGGCGGCGTCATCAGCCCCGAGCGTAGAGAAGCCCTAGCTCACGAGATCGGTGATGTCCTCTGGTACTGCGCACGACTAGCGGCGGAGATTGGCTACGACCTAAACGATATCGGGGCTATGAACCTCTCCAAGCTCAATGCTCGAAAGACTCAGGGTCTCCTCGGTGGCGATGGCGATACCCGCGGCCAGGCTCCGGTAAGCAGTGCCGGTAATCCGGTAGCACCCTGGGAGTCCCGTTAGTTAACACAGAGCCAAATCATGCTCGTGTAAAATAAAGAATGGGCAAAAAGAACAAGGGATCTCAGTCGAAAGGCATTGGTCGTACGATCGTCAACCCACTCACGGGGCTGAGCGAGGATCGATCCGGTACGAAGGCTGGCAAGAATCGCCAGATGCTGCCTCCAGGTCACCCATTGCGTACGCATGACCTCCGTGGTCCAGTCTTAAAGGGCAGGCAGTCCCGTGAAACTGAATAACGCTTGGGAAAATGCTGGGGTCCTTGGTAAGGTACTGATTGTTATACCCATGGCCGTTGGTGCTGCGACCTTCGGGTACATTGTCGGGGCTCTTGGGATGACTGCTATTGGTGTCGCTGCTTGGAGATGCGACTCCCGTAAGCGTTAGTACGACCAGCCAGCTACGCGCTCGAGTCGTTCTTTCTCCGTTCGAAGGTCATCGACCTCTTCCAGTAAGTCCCGGATTCTGTTGAGGGTTGGATAGTGCTTCTCTCGAAACTCCGCGCAGCCTGGAACACCCAGGACATACCCCGTGAGCAGTATTGTTTCCAAGTCCTTCATAGCCCCGTCTAGTGAGGTGATGGTTGTGTCGTTCATAGGTGAGAGTCTAGTCCTGCTATTCACCCTGAGTAATCACCCGTAAGCCACCCGTGAGCAGTATTGGTCATTCTCTTTCTACGGGACTATTTGAGTAATGAGGTTATCCACAGGTTTTTACACAGTGTTATCCACAGGTAACCATTGAGGTTATCCACAGGTTTATACACAGGGTGTGGATAAGTCTATTGGGGGGACACAATCGAACACTCGTTCGGTCTATCTATGGCGAACATTCGTTCGGTATGGCATGTCAAATGTTGTAACAATACCGTAACACGGAAACACTTGACACTGGTCTAGTAGGTCTATAGGCTTATCTCTATCAGGAACAAGCCTGAGAAACACAAGGAGTGAAAATGCTAAGCATTATTGGGGTAATCGCAGTAATCGTTCTGCCGATGGTTCTTATGGCGATGGTGACACGATGAGGCTTATCGCTGAGGGCAATGCCTATCGTTGTGCTGAGGGTTGGTGTGAAAAGGTCACTGAATGGGACTCATACGCCATAGGTGCTGTCGTGGGCATCGTTGCTATCGTCACTATGCTCATCGTCAAGGCAAGACGACGCTAGACAATCGCAAAGAGAACGAGAGACCCCACGCCTGACAAGCGTGGGGTTTTTTCTTTGTCTGGTCATCGCTTGTTATGTTTGTTCGCCCTATCGGGCGGGGCTGTTTTGCTTTTTTTTTGCCCATTCTGGGGGTGGGGGGCACCTGTAAGACACTGCTATAGGCCACTTCTCAGATAGATTTAGCCGACAGCTCTCTCACACGGGCTTCCGACCTCAGTTGGCCTCGACGGCTTCTGCTGCGAAGATTGCGCCTTCCATCGTCAGCCAGAGAACCCCATCTCGTTCGAAGGCAAATGCGACGACGGTATAGATGGTCTTTTTGTTCTCAATCTTGAAGGACTGTGGCAACGGATACCAGGTTCGTGTTTGATGTGTGGTCATTTTGTTTCCTCTTCCTCATTTTTGTTTGTTCGATAAGTGTTGACGATACCCCAGGCAACGAGATCGCTGCTATACCACTCCGGATGTGGTTTTTCGCATTGTGGGCAGGGAACGAATTCTAGATGTTCTATGCACACCATCGGATTTGTTTGTGGAGTGATCATTTACGGCCCTTTTTCTTTTTCACTTCATTACCTTCTTTTCGTCGAGTGTGACACCAGCAGGAGCATGCATTTATGACCTCTTTAGACCATACTGTAAGCGTTGCTGTCATTTCTCCGCAGTGATCGCACATCGTTGGTCTACCGTCAAGCATATGTCTGTCCAGGAGGCGTTGTGAGCTCCGCAATTACATCTGCTGCCTCTTTGCATAGCGGATCATAGTTAGTGGCATGGCGGTCATTTAAACGCTGGATTAGATCGTGGAGATAGTAATCGCGGCTCGATCGAATTGTAATTTGAGCCGGCATCCCAACAGTTTCAGTTGGCTCGGGAAGACCCAGTGCTCTGTTCATTGCAGCTCGCATTCCATAATGATCCATATCGGGGCTCCAAAAAAAATAAGCGATTTAGCTACTTGTCGGTTAAATTTAGCAGAACCTTAGAGATTCTATAGAGGTACATCTATCCGTTGAGTTCCTGATTAACTATTTTATAGACAGCTGTTCGTGACATTTTTAGATATGCCGCCATCTCGTTAACTGCATTGCGCAAGCTGAGGCCGCCGGCCTGGACTACGAACTTGATTACTTGATGCTTGTCATCATAGGAGATGTATCGCGGATCCGTAAATCCAAGTTCATTCTTTGCATTTTCAAGGATTGCTTTCATTGCATCATCGAATGATTTGATCGCAATGCCATAAACGGTTATTTCTCGTGTATTCATTCCACCTACTATTTATACATGCTGAGTAAATGTCCGGGTAAATTTATCTGTATTGCGCTTGGTTTATGGCAGCGGTGTATTGAGCGCGATGTATTCTGACTTTTCGGCCTGTGACGGGCACAAGTTATCAATGCCGGCGAGAACAACAGCAAAATGCATCTTGGCATCAGCGTTGTCGCTCGCTCCCTCGTTGATACGAGCCACCACATCAGTGTCGGTCATTCCACCGATCATTAATTGACACCATAAAACACCAAACTCAAGAAGATCCTCATCACTTAAGTCAGTGCCGCTTCCGTAGAAGTAAGTCACATCATCAAAAAATGCAAACTCTTCGTCGGTATATGGCTCCCCGTCTAATGACGGAATTATATTGATACTAGGGATGTTAGTAGTTGTTGGTAGCGGCTGAAGAGTTGTTATCTCGCTGCTCATAGTTGAACTACACGCGGTAAGTAATGGAGCCAATAGCACAAGCTTAGTAATAAGTTTCATTTTTTATCGACCTCAGAGCAAGTAATGTCTTTGATATTCAAATGAGTGACGGGCATTAAGTTTGACTTGGAGTTACGAAATAAACACCGTTCCGCATCCATCATCGCGTCAATCAGTGTGTTGACCTGAATGTTGATTCCATTTTTTGATTGTTTCTGTTCTTCTTCGTAGGCCAGAATGTCGTAAGTGTCTCTATTGGTCATTTTATTTAGCTCCAATCGTTAAGTTGCCATAACGATACACAGAAAAAATCCTTCTGTCTAGTATTGCGTAATAAAAGTTGTGAAGGGGCCATTTTGTACCGGAACCCAGCCATCATTAACAAATGAGGAATTCAGAGTTCTATAAGCTCCGCTTCGACGCATCAGGACACCTGGCTGGCCCGTTTCTTCACAAGTTGTAGCTGACTGTTTTTCAACCTCATCCATAATCGCCCGCAACTTTTTTGCATATTTTGGTTTGCTTGTGGCGTAATAAATACGCATAACTCCAAATTTTTCTTTCACCTGTTCAAATTTAATATCGGGATCCACTTTAATCATGCGTTCAACACCATTAAAGGCAATTTCAACCCATCCATTATTGAAATCAATACTTAATGGCCACCCTTTAGTCCAGTGACTTTCAAGTAGGGCGTATAGATCATTTCGAGTGGGCATAATTTCCTAACTACAGCGACGGGGAAAATTCATTTACTAACGGGTCATTATATGCCGGGCGAGAATTGTCACGACAGATAATTCGTTTTAGCCACCTATCCCTGCCGTCGAAGCGAGGGGAGAAGTGAGTACGGCCATGAACTGTACGGCGATTTGGAATTGCCAAAAAATCTCCGGGACGCAGATAAATAGTTTTTTTACAGTATTCAATTGCTGTCTCTAGAAAATCAAGTGCTGTTGCAGCATCGTCAGTTATTGCTTTTACTGCAGTCATGTCATATGTCATTTCTGAAAGATTCTCAGTAAAGATTGCCTGAAGCCGTGGTTCTTTTGATGCACCATTCATCGTAAAGCTTAAATCAGGATGAAATAAAAAGTTTGGCTGCTTGAGCTGCTCGATTGCCCATCGGGGAAGAGATCGTAAAATTTCATGCATTTCTGAATATGTTGTTCCGGCATTTTCGTCAGCACGAACACAAAATAGTAAAAGGATGTCAGGCCTATTTTCGTAGAAGGCGGCTTCTGTATGTAACGCTAACTCTGCTTTTGATGAAGAAGAGATTTGTTCACCCTCGAGTTTTTGTATAGGAAAAATATTCTGTACGAGTGCGCCGTTTTGTTCGAAAGTAAAACTAAATGGAGTACCAAAATTAAGGGCTTCATCTATTGCTACATGGTCAAGAAAATTCATACCGAACTTATCGCGATATGCATCGTCTAATTCGGCCATTGAGGAGGGCGTATCTATGTCTCTGAGTATTGCCCAGATAGACCTCGCATGCTGCGAATCTAGTGTGTAGTGCCGTATTTTAGTCAAACTCATTAGTCCTCCTTGCCATGGCTAGTTTAGTCATCAAAATCGAAGGCCAATGATATATATCAAAATTGCAAAATCCCTGCTAGTGAATATATTTTGAAAAATTTTGCTATTCGGGTTGCAATAAAAGCAGGAGTGTCTTATATTCACCGACATGCTAAACACCGAAATGCCGACCGCTCAGGCGGAGGCTACCCATAACATCAATACGGAAATTACGGCAACCGAAGCACCAAAGAAGCGCGGCCGTAAGCCACTCCCTGAGGCTGTCCGGACCGAGCGTCGTGCTGCCCAGGCTGCCACAAACCGCAAGAAGCAAGATGCCCGTCGTCGCGCATTGTCGATTCTTTCGGCCCGGCACGATAATGAGTTCAACGAGCTTCTTAAGGAAGAGCTCCTGAAGTTCGGATTCTGATCCGCCGACCTGAGCATGTCGTCAAACTACTCGCTTAGCATGCTGGTGAAGCATGTCCGGTAGGCAACGCCTGCGTATCTCCTGTGTGGGTGGGGAGTGAAGGTTGCCAACTCAACGACCTAAGCATGTCGCCAAACTGCTTGCTTGATTTAATGAGGCTTAATGACTGACACTACTGAAACAGAACTACGGGAGCGAATTGGGCAATGTTGTAGTGACAATCCCAATCCCTGCACAAACTGCATACTTGATCGTGACGCTCTTGACAAATTTGAGCGTCTTGAGGATTTACTCAAGGACTGCAACCAAGATTTTAATACGCTCTACGCTATGTTTATAAAAATGCGATCCGACCGCGATTTGTGGAAAGAAACAGCAGAAAACTTAGCTGGCGAACTTGGCAAAAAAGAGTACGCAAATGCAGAGTACGCAAATTGCAAAGAAGCAGCGCAAGGAGTAGCCTGGTGAATGAAGTAAAGATTGTGGGCCGCATGTTTTCGTGGCAGATTATGCTCCCAGACGGATTAAAGTGCGGCGACTACAGTTCAAAACGGCGAGCACGGCGAGATATCAAAATCTACAACACTATTTTGAATTCTTTAGATATTGTAAGACGAAGCTAAAACCTTATTGGGTGGTTGTATTTGTTGGTGCAATAAAAGCATCATTAATTTCGTCAGTATCGAGCTTGCCGTCATCCAAATATGCCTCTGCAAGCTTCTCGACTACTTTAAATACACCGGCTATTCCAGCTGTCACTACAGCGAGCCACAATGAAACACCAGCAATAGCGCCGGCGCCAACAACTTTCAGGCCATCTCTGGCGAATACTGCAATAATTCGCATACATACAGTTTTAAGCTGTTTCAAGGCCCCCCCCTAAATAATGGATTTAATACAAGATTAGCATAAATACCCAGGAAAATAGGGGTGTAACATAGGAGCATGACTTTCTACTCTACGAATGGACAAGATCAATACATCCTTGGTAATGTTCGTCTTATTCGATCAACTCAGGAGCCATGTTTGATATGTGGACATCCGACCGGGGACTGTCAAGGTGAAGAACAAATGCCCATAGGTAGAATCTTGTTACATGGCACAACCCCATCACTACAAGACGAGCAACAGGTTCTGGTAGAAGAAGATATTTATGAAGAACGCCAGATTGGTGAATTAACCAAAGCGCGGTTTTTGATTGCTAGAAAAGGCTCAAAGATTTCATTTGAGAAGGCGAAACAGCTAGGTATCCTTCCTGATGGATCTTGGAGCAAAGAAAATCCAACTACAGATTAACTAGACGGTTTCCGTATTTTCGGATGCTGTATCCTTGTCCTCTACCCACCTAGAAAGGTATTTATCGTGTCAATTCTTAGCCGTGAATTTGTTGATTCCTACAAAGGAAAAGTTGCTCCTTGGGGCTTTGGTGGATTGGGAGAAATTGTTTATCTCCGTACATATAGCCGGCGAATTGAAGAAGAAGGCCGTAACGAAACATGGGTCGAGACACTTGAGCGCGTAGTCAACGGCGCTGTTGAGATTGGTGTTGATTACACAGAAGAAGAAGCGCAGATCCTGTTTGATCACATGTTTAATTTGCGTTGTTCATTTTCTGGTCGAGCCCTGTGGCAGCTCGGTACTCCGCTCGTCAAGAAGTTCAATGCTGCATCATTGAATAACTGCTATTTCGTTAATATCGAAACAATTGAAGACTTCGAGTTTCTTTTTGACTACTTGATGCTTGGTGGAGGAGTTGGATTCTCTGTTGAGCGATCAAAGATTCATGAATTGCCAAAAATAAAGGGTGGCGCTCACATCACACATGATCGATCGAATGATGCAGACATCATCGTTCCGGACAGTCGTCAAGGGTGGCGTCGTCTTCTTCATGCAGTTTTAAAGTCATACTTCGAGACCGGGAAGTCGTTCTCTTATTCGACAATTTTAGTTCGTGAATTTGGTGCTCCCCTTAATAGTTTTGGCGGAACGGCCTCTGGTCCTGGTGCACTAATCGAAGGTGTCGCGGACATCTGCAAAGTAATGGATAACCGAATCGGCAAAAAATTGCGCTCGATTGATGTTCTTGATATTTGTAATATCATTGGCCGGATTGTTGTTTCTGGCTCATCTCGTCGTTCTGCTCAAATTGCAATTGGTGACCCTGATGACATCTTATTCTTGCGGGCAAAAAACTGGGGATCCGGAAATGTTCCAGGATGGCGCGCTAATTCAAACAACAGCATCTATGCGGATGCTTTTGATGAAATTATGCCAGAGTTGTGGAAGGGTTACGATGGCTCCGGAGAGCCGTACGGCCTATTGAACCGAAAGCTTGCGCGTACCATGGGTCGAGTTGGCGAGCGCCGTGCAGATCCATCGATTGAGGGTTTTAACCCATGCGCCGAGATTGGCCTTGGTGACGGTGAGTCATGCAATTTAGCCACACTTTTCCTACCAAATATTGAATCGTTTGAGCAGTTCAAAGAGATATCGCGTTTGCTTTACTTAATTCAGAAGCAGATTACAAATCTCGATTATCCGTACGAAAAGACAACCACGATTGTGCGTAAAAATCGTCGTCTTGGCCAGTCGATTACCGGAGTCCTTCAGTCTTCCGAAGAGCAACTCAGCTGGCTTCGCGATGGATACGAGTATCTTGACGCATTTGACCGTGAGTTCTCAGAAAAAAATAACATTCCTCGTTCGGTTCGATTGACTACCGTTCAACCATCCGGAACTTTGTCACTTCTTCCTGGAGTAACGCCCGGCATCCACCCAGCGTATGCTCGCTACTACATTCGTCGTGTGCGTTTTAGTAGTGCAGATCCATTGGTTGACTCATGCCGCAAGCGTGGTTATCGAGTTGTCCCAGAAATCCTGATTGATGGTCGGGAAGACCATACCAAGTGGGTTGTTGAATTTCCATGCAAGTCACCAGACAATGCAGTTCTCGCAGCTGATATGACTGCAATCGAACAGCTTGAATGGGTCAAGCGCATGCAGGCAGACTGGGCCGACAATGCTGTTTCCGTAACGGTGTACTACCGCAAGGAAGAACTGCAGCAGATCAAGGATTGGCTTGCAAGCAATTACGATAAGAACATCAAGTCTGTCTCGTTCTTGTTGCACTCAGACCACAACTTCCCGCTACCTCCATACGAAGAGATTTCGGCAGAGGTCTATGGCAAGTTGCTCTCAAAGATCGACATGGCAGTTGAAATTGCGCCCAATGTACTCGGTGATGATTTTGACGACCCGTCATGCGCTACTGGAGCCTGCCCGATTAAATAACATGAACGAAACAATTGCTACACGGGTATTCCTAGTACGGCGATTTCTCCGACATCTAAATGTTGATCCACTCGACATTCATGATCAATATGTCGGTCAATTGTTTTTTTCTGGCCTATCCAAACAGGTCGCATTTCGCGATTTCCTAATCAATGACTCGGTCAGCGATGAGGTAATTACAGAACTGGGCACAATGTGTGCCGACTCAAAATTGTCTTCCTTTAGAGATAATAGATCGGCAGAACAATACGCAACTGAGCTGATGCTTGGATGGATTGTTGAAGATGCTTTGTGTTTCGCCTTGAGCAATGAAACAACCTCGGCACACCTCGCCGGCAGTGATAAGTTTCGTGATTTTCTAGCGGCTGATAAAATAACAACAGATCAGGACATTGTTGTTTCGACCGGCGAACACGCAATAGGTCTAGAAGTAGTTACCGACTATTCAAACTATTGGTCACGAACTAATACATGCGATATGCGCTACAGCAAAATAAACAGCGGAGAATCCTCTAATTCTTATATCCTTGGAATATCCCTACAGCAGCCGGCATTCTTTTTTGCGTCACTTGCAAATCCAGGATTACTAACATTTACAGAACAGGCCTGGCATGAAACTTGGGGAAAACCTGTGCGTAAAATTTGCGGAATATCAAAGAATATGAAACCAGTAAGAACAATGGTTTCCTCTATTGAAGAAGCTGTGTTAAATAATTAGTTCTTCTTTTTTGCGCCAATTTTAGTTCTTGAGTTTTTGGATTTAACAACATTATCGCTGCTCTTGATATAGTCCGTTGCCGGAACCGCGGTCTTGCCAATTTCATCAAACGAAATCGAAAAGATATCATTGTCTTCTTTTTTCATAATCAGCCCCACGGTCCAAAGTGACTATTATTTACAATTTCTTTTCGAGCATCACCGATTGAGTAATACAAAGCGTGCTGACGCTCAATATTTCCAATTCCATAATAAAGCATGCGATCTAAAACAATTCTTTTGCCGTTGGAATAGTCATATACCTGAATATCTTCGACTTCAATCTGAATCAATTTCTGAACAAGTTCATTGTATTGCTTTCGCAGCTCTGCAGCTCGTGCGGGATCTTTTACATTTTTCGACTCGTCAACAAGTTTGTCTAGTGCAGTACTTACACGATCGTACTCATCCCATCCATTGCGAGCGACCTCAACCCAGGCATGGTTGTATCTAATACCTTGAGCATCACCACCGGTACCAAGTGGCACACCATGTGCAATCCGTATTGAACTGTCCGGAACACCTATTCTTTTGCCGATTGTTTCAGCAGTGGTCATCGCAGCCTCATAACAGTTGCCCGACCCTTCAGGGCTTACTGCGCCATATACGGATTTTATACGAGTCTGATTCATTTTTACACTTGGTGCAACCGACTTGGATTTTTTAGCAGAGAAAAAACTCTTCAACGCTTTTAGTGCAGTTTTTCCATCAGAGAATCGGCCGCCACCCCCGGGCGTAATTGCCGGATCAGCATCAGTGGCCATAAATACGGATGCGTGTGGAATGTTGCCAAAGAGCGTGTTGAGAGTTCCCTTCTGTTCGTCGGTTAAGTCGCGACGCACTTCAAAGTTTATGTCTCCAGTAATAATTTCGAATTCACCGTTCACATTTTTCCAAAGGCGACCGCGATTCATTGCTAAACGAACCAAACCATCTTCCCACGCATCGTCATAATCAAATTCATTTTCGTGTGTAAGCCGAACTGGATAAATTGTTCCGTCTGGATAAATCCATGCAGAATCAAAAGAGCTGCTAATAAAATCATTTGCCGATATGCGATTCATCATCAAGGGGCGATCATTGCCACCTCGAAAATCACTATCATCCTCAAAGATAACAGAAAGATCATTCATTAGCTTCGTTTCATCTGCAGTTAGTGCACGCTGCTTGCTCCGAAGTTTTAGTAATTTTGATATTGCAACCAACTGGGTGGCGTAACCAACGACTAATGGATTGTCAGTACTGTCAAATTTTAATTTTTCATCAACGAATGTTTTCACTAATTGAATATCCCTAGAAAGAGAGTCCTTGTCTTTGTCGTCGGTCAATTCATAATCCTCAATATCAAGCAGGGATGAAAGAATGTTTTGCAACGGTTGATTCTGTTTAAGACGCTTACTTCTTTCGTCATCTAATATTTTTTGTGCAGATTCTTTCTGAATTGCATACTCAGCCGCAAGATCCTTTTGAGTCATGCCCTTAAATGGGTATCCCCCTACTTTTTTTCTTGTTGTCGTCGGTTTAGATTTTTTAGGAACAGTGCTCTCACCCGGTGAAGTAGATCGAGATGGTAATTTTCCAAGGAAGATTTCGCCAGTTGTTCCATCAAGCGAAATGACATCGCCTTCTTTGACAACAATGTCGCCAACGGTAAACTTTTTTCCATCAATCTTGACGGCTTCTACTCCTACAACTGCTGGCTTTCCTTCGCCGCGAGCAGATATCGCTGCGTGACTCACAAGACCACCGCGGGCCGTCAAAACACCTTCGGCCGCCATTATTCCCTGAACATCTTCAGGTCTTGTTTCGTTTTGCACTAAGATGACTTTTTCGCCGCGCTCCGAAGCAGTGATCGCCTCTTCAGTAGTGAAGTACACCTTCCCAACAGCAGTTCCCGGAGACGCAGCAATACCCTTAGCAATGACCTCATCTGGGTTCTCGTCGTCTCTCAGTCGGCCCATTTCTGACCAGAAGCGTCTACGAGATGGTGGGAGCGGCAGTGGGGTTGGGGCATCAGTATCGCGCGCAGACCACTGCATCAGTGGTTTATTATGCTTTCGCAATAGACCTTTAAGAAGTTCTGTTCGTTTTAGAACTTCCTTTTCGGTTAATTTATTAGACTGTGCAATCTTTTTAATATCCGTACCTGAAAGAAGTGACTTGAGCATTTCATAATCTCGTTTAACGATATTAGCTTTTGCAAAATCAGCTCTTGCTTTTTTATCTGGATACTTCACTCGAGAATATCGAGAAATGATAGTCTGAACACTCGATGGTGAACGCCCTAGTTCTTTGGCGATTTCCTCGTATACATCGGCGCGCCTTCTCATGAAAAAGTCCTCTGCCTCGGCCCGCTTGGTGAAAGCTGCAATTATTGCAGCCCCCGGACCCTTGCCCTCACCTGAATTGCGAGCTTGAATTGATGCCAAAATAGATTGCGGTGTGGTGTCATATTTTTTTGCAATGTCAATAAGTAATTGACCCTTCTTCGCAGATGGATTTTTTCGCACAGCCGTTTCATATGCGCGAACCGCATTAGAAATCTTATTGCCTCTTTTTGATTTGACGCCAGTAGAGATTCGTGAAACAAGCAGACTTGCACGAGTGACTGGTATTCCGAGTTTTTCGGCAATTACACCTACTAGAGCAGTGCGATCCTGTTCTGTCATACCCTCGTATGCTAACTCGTCATAAATTTTAGTCACTTGATTTATGGTTGAAGTCATGCGCGTATCTTTATCAACGCCAAGAATCGCGTTTCGTTCTTTCCTAATTCTCACTTCCCCGATACCCGGGAACTCGTTTTGTATTTTTCTTATTGTGGTCGATGGATTGCTACGAATAAAGTCGCGCATTTCCGGCAAATTGGCTGGCTCCGGCTGCGATGGCATTGGCTTTCGTGTGCGTTTTGTTGTTCGTAAACCAAGTTTTTTACCGAGCATGTCGACATACTGTCTACTAACGCCAAAATCTTTTGCAATATCTTGCAAATTGTCATTTGTATTGATGAGCCGGTCGGCTATTGCGTTTGCCTTGGCACTATCCGTACTTGTTCTTTTACCATCTGCGCCAACGGAACTGTTTTTAAAAGCCCTAAGAACAGACTTTGGATCTACAGAGTATTTTGCAGCAAGCTCCATGACCGTCATATTTGGATTGGCGTCGTGATCTTTGAAAATTGCGTCTCGTGTTTGTGGTGGAATCGGCCTACCCGGGCCTCTTTTGATTTTTCCAGACAAGCCAGACTCTTTGCTGATTTTAGAAAGGGTGGTTTCTGATATTGAATATTTACTGACGATTTCTGCCAATGGCATGCCCGACTGCAAGTCCGAAATTATGCCATTTCGTTCCGCCTCGGTAAGCTTCTTGCGGCCACGCTTGGCTCTTACTGGACCCTGAGCAGCACGACGCTCGGCTTGGGCGGCCTCTGACAAGAGCTTGCGTTCGCGCTTCTTTTTTTCTTTGGCAGCCTGGTGAGCGGCACGACGCTCGGCCTGGACAACTTCTGACAAAGGAGGTCGTCCGCGCTTCTTTGGTGCTTCGGTTGCCGTGATTGAGGGTGATGCTGGTTTAGATAATGATCCAACTCGGGAACGACGAGAACTACCAATCGTTGGTCCAATTTTTTGAGCGGGTGAAGTGCTGGACGGTATCTCTTCACCAAGCTGACGCATTGCCGCCGCAACACGCACTTCGCGTTTGCTAATTTCGGCTTGATCCATTTTGTATTTTTCGGCCGCCTGCTCAAGGCTTAATCCGTTAAGTCGATCCTCGAGAATATCTCGGTCGACCAGTTCAACCCCGAGAGAGGCATACCGGGCAACGACATTTGCCACCGGCACATTGTCCTCCCCTGTTGGAGACAAGATACTGGTCATTTGATCGCCATCACCATCAAGGCGGCGGAATTTTATTTTTCTTCGTATTTTGGATACAGACGGCTTATTTGGGAGGTCGTCTGCGGCTTTTTGATTCACATCAAATTGGACGATGTTGATGCCTGCGTCGACAATCTGATTAATCAGTTTAAATGTGAGTGAATGCTTGTCCATTAAAAGGAACCTTCCATAACTCTATCAATTTTACCCCATAAAGAATAAGGATAAATTGACTTGACAATAGGTTAAATATGTCGTTTTTTCTGCCGTGAGTTCGTCTTAGCTGGAACTAGCGGAACCTTAATAGATTGAACTTTATTGTTTCGGCGCTTAGTTTGCTTTCCTTTGCGGCGTCGCTTCGGTCTTGGTATTTGACGCTTTTGTGGTTCTGATAGTCCATCAAAATCGAGGAAAAATAATTTCATTAACGAGCTCCCTTGATTGGTGTTAGTGAACCTGGCTGACGGGGATCAAATACCCCAATATGCGACATTGTCACAATACGCTTGTAAGTCCCAGAGGGGTCGTCCTCAACTTTAGACACCTTGAATCGACCACCAGTAATAACCTCTCGTAATGGGTTTGTAGATGGATCTTCGATCCGCTCGTAAAAGTCAGGATGACTTTCGTCCAATTCATCGCCAGCGAAATGCATCCCGACGGGATGCAAGTCGTATTCTTCCATCATTTCAAGAAGTTCTTTCTTGGTTTTAGCAAGATTTTTGTAATTTTGAAGACGGCGTGCTTCTTCGTATTGTTGTATTAGTTCAAGTAGTTGATCTGCCGAGTCTGTCAAAGAACCCTCATCTGAGGGAAAATTAATCCAGTCATTTGCCAACATCTCTAAGTAATTAAGCAGCTCATCTTCATCTTGTTCAGATGCCAGGGTGGCCAGAGCATCACCGCCTATTCCAACACTAGGGCCGTCTATTTTTAATAAAATATCCTGCCCGTACTTAGCTAAAAAATTATTTGTTCCTTGGCGAGCTTCTGTTGCAGTTGCCATTAATGGAATGTCCACAATTTTGCCTTCCTCAAGGCTTGATAGCACAGCTTCTGGGTCACTTGGTAATTCCATTGCTCTATAAAGTGGGGAATTTCGTACTTCACCTTGCTGTACATTCTCTACAAGCCGGTTTAAGAGGTACCTAGCCTCGGACCTAGAAACTTCTTGGCTGTGACTGGGTTTGCTTTTTGCAATTGTCGGATCACCAAAGAAATTTGGTTCAGATCGACGAAGGTATGGATCAGCGACAGATTCTGACCCGCTAACAATTTTGTAAGCTTCTTGTCGAATTGAACGACACTCTTCCCACTGTTGCCAATCTTCAACTACCGCGCTGCGCTCGAGTTCATACTCGTCATCAAATAGATCAAGATCTACGCCGTCAAATATGTCAATCGGGTCAGTGAGATTGCCTAGAATTGTATCGGCATCAATCCCTGGGGGACATGGAATGAACTTACCGCCAACCTCACGGCATTTACCGTCGCCGTCGCCATCGCGCATGGGTTTACCCATGTCACCGATACGCTCACCTAGGGCTTTTCCAGCTAAAACACGACGGTTCATAATGCTCCTTAGTCTTCAATTTTACTCTAGGAATATGAAGATCTAGTTAGGTAGTTTGGCTCAGTAGTCAAAAACTACCTAAACATTATCTAAATCCAGTCGTCCTTCAGATACCCAATGGCTATTGGGCTATCTTCTGTCATGTCAAGAATTGTCTTGCCAACTGTCAATGGGAGAACTGTTCTTAACTGACCAATCCAGTGTTCGGCGTAGTACCTATTAACATACTCCAGTGGGTGATTAAGTCTTAGTGCGTCACATCGAGCCCACCAGTATGTTCCACCGTAAAACTGAGCCTCATCTTCCGAGTTGGGGCTAACAATCAGCCAGTGGCACCCAGCAAGATACATTCCATCCATAAGCGCATTTAGCGGTCGCTCCCACTTGACAAAATTGTAATATTCCATACTTCGTCTCCAGGAAGTATTTATTTTACTAGGGTGCGCTGAGCCTTTCGAATGTGAATAAATGACAATCCCATCATTCTCTTTAGAGAATTTGTGGACATACTCTAGGGTAACTTGCTCCCACCCAGATTCTTCTTCGGCAATTGAGTTGTAAACAATGCCATTATCGCTCAAAAATATCTTAACTGATTCAATATTTTCCTTAGAGCCAACAAATCCTATATTGAGTGAGGATAATTGTTTATCGAACGACCGTCTGGTTAGTGCGATTAAATGATCAGAGACTGGTTCCATCCAATCCCCGTCAGCGTATATGTGATAAAAATGATGTAAGTTCAATTTGGAGGTCCTTGTGTCAATAGAGACATACATAACTGTTCATGACTCAACACTAATTCGAGAATGCGAACAATCGGGGAAGTTTGACCTGGTCAGTCACACATACCTATTTGTTGGACCACGAAATCTCGATATAGATCCAGGGATAAAGGTTATAGTTTGCAAAGATAGTCATCCGAATTATGAACATTTGCCACAGTTTTATGACTTTACTGGTTGGTTTGTCCTTGCTGTCAATGAGATGATTGATGCAGATAATGCAATTTTCCTACAGTACGATCATTCAATCATTACTGAGGACATTGAAGGCAAAACCCAAGAGGCACTACAGAGCAATCACATGGTCGGATACTCGCCGGCAGGACCAGAACTCTGGACACTTGCTCTGCCTAATTTTTACGAACATCAGGTTGCCGGAATACGCGCTTGTGGCGAGAACTGGGAAGACCTAAAGGCCAATGTGCCGTTTGAAATCTGGCCGACCACACAGGGGGTGGCATGGAGAACTGCTGATTTTTGTAACTTTATGAGATGGTTTGAACCAGCATTTGATTCGTTTAAAGAGCATGTCTTTGCCGGTCACCTGGCAGAGCGAATGATTCAGCCATATCTTATGGCAAATAATTTAACGGCCGGATATTTGCCTGGTTCCGTATCCCACGAATCACTTGATTGTCATGGAACAAAGGATCTGATTATGGGGAATATTGATTCCTATAATCAGAAAGTATCAACTTTCGGAAAGTAGAAACTCTTCTCGCACATACCAATCCTCATATGGCTTCATGTAATACAGTGGATTTGTGTCAAGGCACGGTGCGTCTTCTACGACACGAATAAATCCATTTTTTGACATGATGTTAAATATCTTGTCTTTATTCTCAGAGCCATTCATGTATAGATTATGTTCAATTGTTGCAGTATTGATTTGATATTTTGAAAAATCAAATACTTCCAGAACATCTGGCTCCATGCCTTCAATATCCATTGATAAATAGTCGATTACTTGAGGACAATCAGTCATTTCCAGAATTGCATCAAGGGTTGCGCAAGGAATAAGCGGTGCGGACTTATCAGATGTAGATGAGAATCCTGAAAAATTTAGCTGACCATTAAATGATGCTGCGGCCATATGAAGATTGGTAGCTGCTGGCCGATTTTGAGCCAGAGATATAAACACCTCAGGACTTGCTTCTACGCATAGGCCAGTCCAGCCACTTTCTTCGAGTGCCATTGTGTTGCTTGTATTAATTCCATCGTATGCTCCAATATCAACAAAAAACTTTTTGGATTTTTTGTTTTTTGTAACATCAAGAACCCATTTGTCTTGGCCTGCCTGAGAATAAAAATTCATGCTATGTCCTTAAACATATTTTCAATATCTGATACAAACTGATTGGCATATTTGTCTCTGGTTGTTAATGCATTTTGTGAGTAGCTGTCATAACTATCAATAATTGCCCGGAAAGTAGTTTCTGGATAACGAGGAACACTCGAATCGATATGCCTAAATAATGCACAATCCGTTAAAAGCATTGGTTTCCCAGATGCAATCAAATAATCAGCAGATGAAGAGATTCCAGCATTACTTGGAGGAATCTCATAGAACAGTGCATTTATATCATTTGACGCGAGCATCTCAATAATTTCGTATTCTGAACGATAGTCGTAGGTATGGTTTAGGCGAATATTTGGCTTTGTAATTTCGGCACGAATCGACTGAATTAGCGACTCTGTATAATCGCCGGTAAATGAACCAATAGTCATATGAAGATTGAATACCGCATTATCAAAATGTTTGTTTATTTCTCTCATAATGAGATGGAAATTTTTGTGAGGAAGACCAAATCCAAAACTACCTATTTTGATTTCCTCATGACTTGGGCCAGTGTGCAAAAACTCATATTTTTGAATAGTCCTAGCTACGGGAAAAATTCGTTTATCAGAAACCTTTAGTGTGGGGTCATTGCAGATCATGTAATCAAAAATCCCTGAATAGCTATTCATGATTGCAACTACTGTTGTTGGATCAAACAGATGTTGTACAACAATTCTTTTTGCCGGCAAATGCGCCACTGCAGCTACTGACATCCACGGCATAACTACAGGCATGTAGTTAAAAAATACAATTTCTGGCTGATGTCGTGAATAGGCGCTTGCATAGTCTTCGGCAGAATTACACTCTTCATAAAATGATTCGAAAAGTGAACTCGTAGCTAGCTCGCTGAACTGTCTCTTGCCGAAGTCATGAACGCCACATTGAGTACCAAGACCATGGTTTACATAGAGAACTCTCATGAACCAACTACATCAAATACTGGACAAGGGAATACAAACCTGCCACCATTCTCGATAAATGCCTTTTCACGGACAAGGAACTCGGCGCGGAAATGCCAAGGAAGCACAAGTAGGTAATCTGGATTTGCTTCACGCATTTCCTCTTCCGACTTAATAGGAATGTTGGTTCCAATTGTACGAAGACCAAACTTATATGGCGAACGCTCAGCAATTGCATCAATTAAGGTTTCGTCAATACCAAAGTATTGCAGAAGGGTGTTACCCTTTGTAGAAGCGCCGTAGCCCCACACCGTCTTACCCTCTTCTTTGGCGTTCTTGAGGAACTCAAGAGTTTGTGCCTTTAGGTTTTCGATCTTTGCAAAGAAGTCGTTCCACACCTCGGGTGTATTTACTCCTGTTTCCTTCTCGTGCGCTAGCACCGATTCGACCCTGAATTTACATACATCTCGATGGGGCTGGGTTCCGAACTTCGTCTTGTCGGCAACATCCTTCATTGCATAGATTCGGAAACTTCCGCCATTCACATCGTTCAGTTGGCAGTCCATGATTTGGAACCCGCAAGAGTTGAACAGTTTGGTAATTGACTCAAGGCTGTAATAATAAATATGTTCGTGGCAAATGTTGTCAAACGCTGTCTGGGCCAACATTAGGGGCGTGTAACTCATTTGTAGAATGAATACACCATCATCATCAAGGACAGAGTACGCATCTTTCAAAAAGGGCCGCGGATCATCTAGGTCGTAAAACATGGCAATGCATGTGATGATGTCTGCCTTAGGTGTTCCCGCGGGGTATGCCTCGGCAGAGAAATAGTCACGCACTACCTTGTCTGCGTGTTGCTTTGCCTCATTGGTAAAAGTCTCGTCTGCTGGGTCAATGCCGACCCTGTAGATATTCTTCGGCACATTTGAAAGCAAAGTTCCGTCATTGCATGCGATGTCAAGCCATAGATGAATGTTCTGCTTGCCCTTGATATGAATTGCCGATGAAACAATTCCTGCGAGCTCATCCTTCATCGTCTGATTAGTTCCTGATCGGTACCAGTAACGGCCATACATAAACTCTGAGTCGGCTGCCTGCTTTAGGCGAGCACACCCCAGAGTCTCGTCCCACTCAAGACCTAAATCAACAGGCTCGCACCGAGGCTCTTCACCTTCTGCCAAAAAATCAGAAAGGTGTAGATTTCCTAAACTAAATAGGTCCATTGTTTCTCCTTGCAATGTAAGGCTTGTTTTGTAGTAATAATAGTTGCATTTTTAGCCGTAGAAAGGAGAAACCCCCCGCTCAATGACGAGCGGGGGGTTTCTATTACCTTGTCGGGTATTGGATCAGGTGGGAGCGTTGTCGAATGTGACTTCGACGAATGCCTCTGGACGCTTAACAGCGAGAGCGAGACGCTGTTCAGCCAAGATGACAATGGCGTTGCGCACGAAGAAGTCTGCGTGCTGTTCGCTGATGCGAATGCTTGCCTGCTCGCGGTCGTACAACTGAGCGCCGGTACCGAATGCGCCAACGAGAGCGGTGCCTTCTGCAATGGCGGGAGTTTCGACGATCGGGATACGCCAGATGCGGGGTTCGCCACCCATAGCGACGCTCACAGCGACCAAGTACTGACCGTTGAGGTCCTTGGTCAATTCGATGTCTTCCCAGTCGTTCGGGTGCATAACGATGCCGGTTGGCTCGTAGTAAGCAAGGAACGAGAGGGTCGCAGCGCGACGAAGAGCGTCAGCCTTGGTATCGGCGGTGAAGTCGCCGGCTCCATTCTGGCCGTCTGACCATGCGTAGTTCTGGATGCCTGAAGTGTTCAAGATTCCAGTCAAGTTCTCGCCTTGACCGTTACCGTTGAGGATCTGAGCATCTTCCTGGAGGCGCAGACCGTACATCAATTCGTTGTCGATGATGCTACGGAGTTGCGGCTCGTCGGCCAAAACATTGCGGTGGGCAGCTTCCCAGTGAGCGAGGGTGCGCACCGGAGCCTGTTGACCAACGAACTGGAATGACGACTGCGGCTTCTGTGCGAAACTACCGTTGTTAGCGGCGCGTTCAGCAACCGAAGAAGCGGCATTCGTGGCGGTGGTGCCGGGAGTTGTGAAACCGAGCATACGGAAGTACTCAATCACGGCTGCAGTGGTGGTGCGGCTCGGGAAGAGGTCGCGAACACGACGGGTCCGTGTGGGCTGGGTAACCATCGCGTCACGATCGATGCGACCGAATGAACCGGGAGTGCCACTGGGCAGAGCCGAGTAGACATCCTTGAAAAGCATGCCTGAGGTGACATCGCTCTTTTGAAGGACGAAGGGGCTTGGCATGTTGGCACCATTACGGCCACCGGCAAGTGACTTGAATTCTTCAGAATCAAGGAACAGTTCACCGATTGACTTGGCTGAGTAACCATTGACCGTGCCGCCGGCAGCGAGAGCCTTGACGGCCAGTGAATCAGAAGTTGGTTCACTTCCCCAGCGCTCAACATCGCGCATGGATTCAATGCCTTCGATAAGGCTCTTGATTTCCTTGATGTCGCGCATGTTCTTGTCGAAAGCACTCTTTTGTTCAGTGCTAACAACTACGGTGCCTTCTTCAATTTTGAATGAGTCGGCAATGGACTTGTTGTCAGCCATCTTTGTACGGAGTGCTGACTGAAGTTCGGAAAGACGGGATTCGTCGGTTGACATTTGATCTCCTAAGAGTTTGGTTTTGTTGTGGATGCGGATATTTGATTTGGCCACTTAGGTAAGCACCCAGCCCAAAGTCAATTCTAAATGTAACATGGGATGGGTTTCTATAGTGGAACTACTTAAAGTATTTATCTTTACTAGTCGAGAAGTCCTCGCTTTCTAACTTCTTCCCAATACATGGATGCGAGCATATTCTGAAACATCATTGGCAATAAATTGCCTCCAGAAAACGGATCATCATCATCGACTGCTTCTTTGATTGCGTCCTCAAGACCTAAGAATTTAAGTTTTGATGGCATAAATGAGATAGCTGATAGCAAATATGTCATTCTTCCACTAGCAGTAGTTGGATCTGGAGTACTCAGCGATGTCAATGAATCTGTAGATTTTAAGAGGTTTTCATATTGATTCAAGATTTGTTCGTACCATTCGGCAATATCTGTCGCCATTTCTCTAAAAGAATCGCCGATCGTGTCTGCTGGATACATTTGCTCTAGACCCGCAGGAACATACAGCTGATTTATTCCAGCATCATCAGGGTTTCTATCAAGCATTCCTGCCGCGCGCTCTGCTGCTGTTAAAGCACTACGGGCAGCAACATCTTCCTCATCTTCAAATATGCCAGTATGTTCAGCCTGCATTGGATGAACATAAGGGCGGAAATCTGGATCATTTGTTGCGTTTGGCATATCGGCCGGCATTGGGGGTTCAGCGTCAAGGAACTGCTCATAAAGCGGATTTAGGTCTTTCTTTGCTTCTGTATCTTTTTCATCAGGGCTGAGTGCCGTGGCCATATATAGTTCTGCGTAATCTTTATTAAACCCACTAGCAATAGCTACGCGAATTTCTGCGATTTTTTCTTCGATAGGCTTTTCTCGATCACCGTTATATTCGGCCATATCGCGAATATTATCTTCAGTCTCTTTGTCAGAGGACGGGAATAGCAATGAATAAATAGCCCGACTAAGCGCGAAAACATCATTTGCTACTGGCAACTGACCGGCATTAGATTCGAGTTCTCGGTTTGCATATTTATCAATTTGATCACGAGTTAGTCGATCCATGGACAATCCTGGATTTTCTTCTTCAGCTCTACCAAGAATGCTTCCAATGTTAATTGAAACAAAATCCCAAAATTCACGGTCAGAAAGAAATGGAGCATAACCGTGGTTCCGATTTGGATTTTCTAAGTTCCTATCTCTCTGGAAAAAGTGAGCCTGTATCGCAAATTTATCAATTGGTTGAAGTAGATCAAGGACATAATCAAAATTATCCGAAGTGCTGAATTTTCTAGGGGATGGCGTATTCTTTAAAAACTCTTTAGTGTCATCTATTGAGGCAATTAAAGGCTCCCCGGGCTTGGGGGTACTTATTGGCTTACCATCAGCGTCTAGGCCATCGCGAAGATGAGGAAATATTGCTGCGAGTTTCCTGTGTGTTCGTTGATTTAGATATTCTTGCGCTTGCTGCGGGTTTTTAGGAAGATTAGTAAGCTGTTTAGCTGCTATTTCTTCAGCTTCTTCAGCATCAAATATTCCTTGAAGTAATCTTTTTTTGGCCTCTTGCCTTTTGTAAAATTCAAGGATTGCATGCCGTTCTGCGCTGTGAAGGCCATTCCATTGACGAAGCGAGAATGGAATAATTGATGGTACTGGTCTGATACCTCGAACATCGCGACCAGCAATCCAGTAGTCACCTAGTTTTTGAGCAAACTCATCTCGAATCCAGTACGGATTTTGAACAAAACCCTGAAAATCAATAGTATCGACTATTGGTATGCGACTCGGGAATTTAGTTGCACCAAGACCAAAATCAAGGGCGAAATCTTCATCGTCAAAGTCAAATGAATCCGAACGAACAGTATTGCTCGTTTTGCGAATATCCGGCTTTACAAATAAGTTTTCGCGTTTTGGTTTTTGTCGCTTCTTGCCAGCAATTCGAGCAAGCACGGTACGCATTTTTTGCGGCTTTGCGCCAGGTGTGGTTCCGCCAGCACCTGGGATCTTTGGTGCATTAAACGGCAAATCATCACGGCCAGTAAGTGGATTCCAAATAAACCCATCGCTATCGCCATCGTATGACGACTTGGGGCGCTTGGGAGCCGCATTTCGTAACTTGCGACGGGCCCCTATGCGCGACGGCTTCACTCCACGGAACCAACCGCCAAGACCCTTGTATTCGAGACTATCGAAATCTAGATCCTGCAAAATTAAATTCACAGTTTTCTTGTTCTGCCTAAAGGGGTGCTTTTCAGGTAATAGATCGTTGTCTGTGATGTATGCCAATTTCTTTGGCTTGCCGTGTTCGAGCATCCATAGAAATGCCCTAACTCGGCCCATCGCCCATTGTGATCTTGTGACATTGGGTCGGTGAGAAATGCTGTATGCCCCCGCACCGCGGCGATAAACAGCCTTTAATGCGTCTAGATTTGCGGTTGTCCAAGACGGCTTATTCAGTTCCGACATTCGTCGGTTATGTGCTTGGAGTGAGCGTTTTAGGCCAGCAACAGTCGATTCAGATAGGTTAATTCCGCTCGCTGAAGATCGAGATGAAGCACTGCCAGATTGATTTTTGTCAGACCCAAAGATTTGGTCTTTCTTGGGAGCTGGCGTGCTTGCTGCAGATTTTGAGCGCATTTTGCCTATTGCTAAACGCATCTCGCGCATTTGTCGCTTAGCAATATCAATCCGACCCTGTTCGGATGTTCCCATGCGTCGACGGTAATCAGATTCATTTGTGCACGGCATAAATGCTGGCTTGCCATTATCGGACGAATAGCGGCGAATGCCAATACATCCAATCTGTCGAGCTCGTGCCCTCGCTGACTCGGGGGAGCCAAAAACATCTATATCAGAACGACGAACTGTTCTTTCGCTTAACTGCTTGGTTTCATTTCCGGTGATTGGACCACCAACAACCCAGGCCTTGCAAGTCCGCTTGGACGCACATTTAAAGTCAAAAAATTCACAGTATCCAAGATCGCCGGCAGCAATAACGCTCCAGCTATCTTTGTCATTTCCAATACCAGTATTTATACAGCTGAGCATTTCTGGAGTTTTGACAAATGCTGCACAATTACCGCAGCGTTGCTTTTTAGCTTCGGGTATCGACACATCCCAGAGATCGGCAATATCTTTCCAATATTCTGTGCTTGGCTCATTGGGATTCATGGGTCCGTATTTTGCGTCACGAATTGCTTTTTGACGATTTTTCAAATTGACGACAACGCTTTGTGTTGCCTCTGGGCATTTCTGTTTTGCTGCTTTTGTGCCAACTACGCCAGAAACTAAAGAGCCATCGGAGAGCGTATCAATACTGGTAACAGGGCTTTCGGTTAAGTCTTCCCACTGATTAGCTGGTGGCTTTTTGGCTCGTTTTTTTCTTTTACTGACGACCTGCCGAGCAAGACTTTTTTCTGCCCGATTTGAAATATCCATTAAAATGGAATGCGAAGAACATGGCATCCAGCCATTTTCTGTCTCATGAGCGCCACTGCAGCCCATATATCGAGCAATTTTGAGCGCTTCTGCTCTTGTTGTCATTGCCGTACGCTTCATTTTGATCCCTGGGTGCGCTCAAGTGTCGGACTAAATTCCGTATTTGCGAAGCCGTCTTTAATTGTATCAATCTTCTTCTTATCTTTGCCCGAATAGGGGACCATATCGGCCTTACCCCCATAAGCATAAGTTTCACCGATGTAACGATCTTTGTACGCGTCAAGAATTGCCGGTATTTCGCTAGCCTCTAACATCGCATAGCGTTTTGTAATTTCGTCAGCTTCGTGGCCAGCAAATGTTGCCGGGTCACCAAATGCAACAATTCGAGAGTTAGTAAAAACGACAATCATTCGTGGTGTTAGGGCATTCTTTTTAGCGTCATATCCTTTTATTACTAAAGCCATTTCTTCCATCAAATTAATCCGATCTTCCAGATGCTTTTTATGAATGATGAAATATCTTCTGCATCTTGGTTGGGGCCCATCATATACAAGCCTTTATCGCCCATTTTGAATGCTCGGAATTTGATCATCCCACGATTGGCGGTCTCAATAAGTAGACGATTTGATATATCGGTAACAGTGACTTTTGAGATCTTTTCAATTCGGCGCTCATTCGTTCCAAGGTAATACTCCATATACATATCCTTGCCCTCTTCGGCAAAACGCACATCGTGGCACACCAACGGAAGCAATTTGGTAAATTGTTTTGGGGTTGAAGGTGTTGACATCATAATTACCGGTCCTCGAATAACAATGCCAGCCTCAACCTCTTCTTTTGTTAGTGGCTTAATTGCAGCACCAAGATCGAGTTTTGAAAGTTCTTTTTGTGTTATGCCAAGCCACTTTGGAATTACTGGTTTCATGCTACCCACCCTCTAGCTCTCCATAGGTCGATGAGGAGTTTAGCTTTAGAAGCAATATTTGGGTCTTCTCTGTGGAAAAAGAGGTTTTCGATCGGAATACCATCGAATTCTGTAATTCCTTTTTCTTTGAGCTGGGATATTGCTGACTCTAGGTCAGATTTACTTTGAAATACATGAAAGGATCGAGAAGGTGGCATCTGACCACGAATTAACGGTTGATTATTGCTCGCAAGACTCATCGATAAAATTCCTGTTTGAGTATCCGGATCACCGTAAGAGTCAGCCTGAGTCCATGCAGTATCAACTCGCTCAAGGGCAAACTCCAATGGCGTTATGGTTTGAATTTTTGAGCTAGTCATACTTCCGCCGCCAAGGTACAACATGGTGGCAAGGCTGTCATCTGGAGCCGTAAACATTGATTCATTGGGTGCGGTGTTCATTCCATCGGCAGCCCAACCATGATAGGACCAGTCGTTACTTCCGCGCTGCGTATCTGCCGATGTAGATATACCCGCCTTCGGGAATCCGTTAGTTACGCGACGGTAAGCGCCTGTTACCCCACCATTTTCCATTGCCTGCACAAATGAGGTCAATGTGTCGCCGGCCTTATATCCATGAAGGATGCCAATTCTTTTAATTTGTGACGAAAGGGCATCTCGAACATCGCGAGTTAAGTGAATATATGGTTGATGATGAGCCGTAGCGGATACCGCAATGTCGTCCAACTCAACGCCTTTTTCATTTAGCTTGTCAATAACTTTCTGATCGTTCCAGCTTCGAGCATCATTGCCAAAAAGCGATACTGCAAGGTTGCGCATTCCGAGCATGTTTAATTCTTCTTGTAGGGGTGGGGTTGAAGTAATCCCAAGTTCGGTGAGTGCGGGATCGAGAACCTGATCCATATTCGCAATACTCAACACCGTTTTGTCTGCATTTTCTGTTGGCTTAATTACAACAACATGTCCATCATAGGAGTGCTTGCCATAACTAGATTGTGACAAGACTGCAACAAACATTTGGATAACAGTCCCATCTTCTAATGTTTTTTCGTACAGCTGACCGTTCCCACCGATTGAGTCTAGGCCAGATTGATGGAAATCAAAATAACGGATCTTGCCATTACCCATCGGATCTTTCTTATTCCCCGGACCCACTTGATCGCCCGTTTTTGATGGAGCACTATACCGTGGAAGCATTGGCTGGTCTCGTCCTGGAAGTGCTTTCCACCCATCTTGTCCAGACTGTGCTTTCTTTTTTGCTTCTGCATAGGCATTACCAGTTGCACGGAATTGAAGAATTAGCGCCTGGCCATCAATTCCAGTAGTGCTATTTGCAATCTGTGCATTACTTAGGACGACTTCACGCTCGAGGATGTTTTCACCGTCCCAAAGGAATTTCGCCCCAGTATTGCGGCCTTTACCAATTTTTGCTAGTGCATTGTAAGCAGTTTGTGCACCCGTCGAGGACAGGTCAACCTTCTTGGTGGCAGCTGCCTCTTTTTGTTTTTTAACTTCCGCTTCAACATCAGCAACTTCAAGCCCAATAGCCTTCACAGCACGCTGATACATTTTTTCCCACTCAAGAGCTTCCCGGCGATTGCCAAGTAATGTCAGTTTTGCTCCAATATGTGAAATTTCTTCCTCTGACCAGCCGGATTCTTTAAGTAACTGCATTCGAACATCGTCGAGATCAAGGCCTTTTATGCGAGCAACTGTTTCGCGGAGTGCAACAGCAAACTTCAATTTATCTTCTGTAGATAAACTTTGTGTTTCCTTAAACCACTGATGACCAACGCCGTCAATCGTTTTAAATCCATCCAAACTTTCTTGAGCTGTATCTCCAGTCAAAAGAGACAAAGGCCCTTCCGTTTTTAACTTGTATCCGTAGAACGCATTGCCGTCATCAATTGGGACCAAGTGTGCCTCTCCCTGCGGATCGAGCACAACAACTAGGTTTTGTGGAGTTCTGTCATAGTGGTTGATAAAACGGTTAAGTGCGATAAATTTGGCGAGGCTTTCCGGGTTCCATTTTGTTCCGGCAGGCAAGTCTGTCGTGTGGCCCACAACCGTCCAGCCTGGCTTGTCAAAGAGGTTTGCAATATGCTCCATGACAATGGGGCGTTGAATTTGAGAAACGCCATTCTTGTCTTTCTTCATCTTCATTGGACCGGCAATGCGATGGCCTAGTGCAGGAATAGATAATTCATGTTCGATGGCACTACCGAGTATCTCCTGAAGATGTTCTGCCGCATTGCGATGAGCATCTTTGATGATGTAACGCCTAAAGGCATTCGGACCATCACTGTGAACGAGCGGTGACAAAGTATCAATTACACCAAAAGTGCCCTTATTGTATCCTTCTGAGATGCTTTTATCGATCCTGAAGCGTTTGCCATCACCGTCAGTAGATTGAATGTTTTCCTTAATTGCTGCAAGCAAGAACATGTCTGGCACTTCCGCCAAAGAGCCGCCATTAGCAAGATGAGCTGTTGCATCTTCTACTGACTGAAGGAGCGCCGAGGCCCCAACATGAGGAGCAATAGCCTTGCCGTTTGCTGATACCGAGCCAAGTGCGGTACCGTCGAAACCACCATGCTTCGGAACGATGCTTCCAGACTTATGGCCGAGAACTTTAGCGAGTTTTGGCGCTGGTGGGAATCCGCCAGTTTTAAAAAATTGATTGAAGCGAGCGCGAATTGGTTCTGGGAGAGCGCCAATCATTGGAGAAAGCTTTATGTATTGATCACCAATAGCTCGTAGTTGCTTAGCGCGCTTATGATCATGCTCGTTTTCAGCATCTATGATCATTCCCATGAGCTGTCGCACCATCGCAATTGATGTTCGGCGCGCACCAAGTGTCTGAAGTTGTAATGCTGGCGAACTAGCCAATGTAGGGAATCCAGCCTCTGCAAATTCATTTAGTGATGTAGAAAGTAAATCAAACTCATGACTGATTAGTCCATCAATATGCTCTGACACTTCTATGGTGTCACTTTGGTCAATGGAACCATTATCTAAGTCATTAAATCCATGTCTAAATACAGTGTCGTAGTTAAATGAATTTTTGGGGTATGGTTCACCAGTAGACGAAATTAGCGGCGGATCGATCATCTGCTTAATTTGAGACAAATCAACATCGTGCCCAAAAGAAGCAACATGAATTTCCCTAGCTAGTAATTTAGCGAGAACTACCAGGCCGGCAGGAGAAGTATCAAACGGGCCCTCTGAAGACTCAATAAAAAAGCTACCATCTTGCGTAGGTTTAAAATAACTCAGTATCTTTTCAAGTGTGAACTTTGTTGGGTCTGTGAATTCAAATTTAAAATCAGGATCATTTGCAATAGCGACTGCTAATTTCGAAAGAACTCCGTGAGTCATTAGCCCAAATGAACTATCTTCTTTCTTGGCTATATCTAGCTGATACAAATTACTAATCGATGGCATTAAATCAGTGACACTGATTCCATTTTGCAACATGTGACGCATCAGTGCGGAGATTGCCGGAATTGCAACGGTGATATGATCAGAAATATTTTCCCATACACCCATTGAAGGAACTAAAATTTTCGTGTCCTTTGAGACACTATTGTAAAAACCAGTTCTTCGTAGGGCAATATTAAGCACCTTGGCAATTTCGCTCATTGGGGATCCATCTGAAACATCATTAAATGAGACGGGATCTCCTACGCCGATCTGAAGTTCTCCACTATTAATACCATCAGCAATATCCGATAAAAGAACTTTCTTGCTAGGAGGAACTGTTTTGGCGGTTTGAATTTTCGCAACCGGCAAACTGTCTGTTGGTTTGTAGCCAAACTTATACTTATGCAGCAATGGCATCAAGGAAACATCTGGAGCTCCGGTTGCAATTTGAGCATCAGTAAAGTTTGGCAGCTTATATAAAGATAACGGCGGCTGAGTTTCAGAACCAGTTATGGACCTCTGAGCCCACAGATCGCGCGGCCCGCCTCCAGTTGGATCAGCAATAACAATCCGACGCCACTCTTCAGAATTTTCTGGCAGCGCAAAACCCAAATCTGACTCAAAATATGTCATGTTTCCGACTCGATGAGCAACGATTTCGAATTTTGGAATATTTGTTGTACCAGCTTTACTTATGGCTAAATCACTGTTATTTGGATCAAATATGCCATTGCTCAAATGTGGCTTGAATAGCCATCCTTCTGCGTCAAGGGACTCAGGTGGGGCCCACATAAAGTGATAGCGACCAGTCTCTGTATTGCGAACTAAGAAGAGTGTCTTGCCGGGATCACCACCCAAAACATCAACTACCCATGGGTGCTTGTCGCCCTCTTCTTTGTTGTATAAACGACCCATAACGGCAGCAATAGCGAGCGGTCCTGGAATTGCCTCAAATCCATCCCAGTCTGAAAGCGCAGTGCTGAGTGAACTAGAAGACTCGATTTCCATGAACCCGTCATAAAGTTGTTTAAATCCAACATACGCGGCAGCACTAGGCGCGTGTTCTCCTGCAATGCCTTCCTTTATGTGTTTTATTGTGTCATCAAGGTCTTCTTTAGCTCCCTCACTAAGGAATTCGTCGAATTCACCTTCCCACACATACCCTCGGTGGCCATCAATATCGGCTGCACCCAGAAGAGAGGCGGGGAATTGCATTATTGCAAAGTTGCCACTCCAACCTGAAAACGGCTTACCTCCGGATAGATTGTCAACAATCTCTTCAGAGTCGACACCAGACCCAAGTTTTGAAGTGACGATCGTAGCATTAATGGGGACTGAAGCCATCCATAGTTTACTTAGATAAGATGAAGTTCCGTCATTTATGGCGCCGGCTGCTCCAAGGATATAAATATCTGGTTCTGATTTGCTAACTCCTTTGGTGACAAGTGGAATTAAATCAGAAGTTTTAACTAGGCCAACTTCACCGTTTGCTTTTTGAACAAGCCATAGGTATTCACCAAAATCAACATCAGAACCAACAGGAACGCCAATATTGTTTTGATATACCTTTGCCGCTGCAAAATCCAACATTGTATAAACGGTATTTTCAATGTCCAGAGGAGCACTTGGGGAAATCCATTGAGGAGCAGAATCTGGTGTCATTGATTCAAAAGTATTATCGTCAAAAGGTATATCCGCTGCTGACGGAAGTATTTCTTTTAAGGCAGCATCAAGGAGTGGGGCAATTTTTTTAAAATTTCCTCCATTAATATCTGACCAACTCTTAAATCCTAATTTTTTAAATTCTGCTGCTGAGTTGGTCTTTAGAGTATTGGGTATGTAATCTAAATCGGAAGTGTCTCCAATATTTGACGCAATCCAGAATTGATTGATGCCTGGCTCTCCGCCTGAGTTTTTGCCACTTGCGAGAAATGGCGTGTCTAGTGAGGCAACAGCAATAAGTTTGTATCCCTTTTTCTTGGTTACAACATCTTCACTAGCCCAACTTGGTTGGTATGGGAGAACACGAACTAATATTTTTCCTTCTGGTCCAACATAAAAGTGAACTTCTGCCCCATCGGGAACACCCGATTTTGCAACAGAATTAAGCAGGTCTCGCAAATTCTCCGTTGTGAAAAAGGCAGCATTGAACCAATCAGCATCTTCGCTGTCCAGGAGCGGAATATCAACCCCAGGAGAGATAACAGTGTCATAAATATTGGCCCAATCCGAATTTTTGATTGGGGTACCTTGGAGATTTGCCTCTGCTGCCTCGGGGAGATTATTCAGAACTAATGAATGTGATTTTTTAATTCGTCCAGGCAGCGATATGTAATTTGCTGCGTCAGGTGACTCAAAGCCGGCCATGTTTGTTGTCGGCGGAGCATCTTTAGAAGGCGTGAACATTGATTTTGGAGGAGCAGCGGCCCCAATAGACCATCCGCCATCATTTGTATCCTTGCTAATGATTAGATTGTCTTTAGCGTCATAGAGTTTATCTAGTACTTCAAATTCACTTTCGCCTTCGAATTTGTATGCCGCACCCAATGGGACATCCCACCCACCAGTGCCGTACTTGCCAACCTTAGAGAGCCATTTAGATTGATTTGCCGTACTTGAAGCAGAAACATAAATTGCGCCATTAGGCATAACGCCAGCAATAACGCTCCCTACATTGGACCAATTGGCACTCATCTCTTCGTATGTTCCAACAATAATTTTCTTATATGTTCCAATAGTAATTTTCTCATCTGAATCATTTGTTACCCAGATCATGATTCGTTGTTTATTCACCATGGCCTGATCCATAAGGACGCCAAGGGTGTCCACAAGGTCTAGTGCTCCAATGTCGCTAAATGATATTTGATCATTGAGTGACATTTTGATTTTTTTAGCTACGGGTGGAGCTGGGTCAATAATTTCAGGGACACTAGCTCCTGGTTTACTGGCAATGGCGTACAAGATTCCCTTAGCTGTCTTGTTTGGATCCGCTTTTTTCAGCCGTTTAAGTTCTTTTGCCATCACAAGAACATCATTTGCAGCGGCCCAACTTATGTAACTATTTGTCCCCAATGTGTCATATGATAATTCGAAAAGGTTTGATAGTGACTTTAAATAATCGCCATTTACACCAGTCATGTCTTTATTAAGAAATTTGGCTGGTGTCGAAATTCCCTTTTCTGCCAATATGTTCAAAAGATTTACATTCATCAATTGAAGCTGTGCCTTGATTCTGAGTTCAAGTTCCTTTGTCGCCTCAACGGTCAATTCCTTAACAACAAACTCGAGATTGTTTAGGTCCCATTCTAATTCTTTTATTTCATTGTTAGCCGATGTTGTCACTGGCTTATTATTTTGCAAAGCTGCCAATATTGAATCGAGTGTGGCTGAAGTTTTTCCTCCACTCCATGTAGTTAGATTGTCAATATTCGACATTGGTATTCCGGTCAATGTTTCCATCTGTTCGGGCAAAGACCCAAACTGAACAACTCCGGTTGCTGTTTTTAGTTTTTCTTCAAGAACTTCTTTTATTGGTTTTGCTGAGCCAATTAAGTCAAGTGCTTCGCCAAGGGTGATCGTCTCATCATTGAGAACCTGATCAACATCTACGGTTACTGCAACATCAGCCGGCAGTGATTTATAGCCGATGTCAGCAGCAGCGAGACCGGCCGTGGTATCAAGATCTTCTTTTGTTTTGGCAATTTTACGCAAATACTCGAGGTGCTTTTTCTGAATTCTAGCAATGAACAGCGAACGAAGAGTATCCCATTTTGCGTCATTTCCTTTATTTAGTGGAATACCTTTTTCAAGTTTTGCTATCTGCTCGTTAACTATTCCGAGTGCTGAATCAACTTTCTTTACAGTTGGGATACCATCGGTAGAAGCGGCATTTTTTGCAGATTGCTTTGCCTGAATTACAAATTCATCAAGATCAGATTTTTCGAACGGTGAATTAGCCTTCCACCAGTCAATAGTGTCAACACCGTTTAAAACATCAGCAAGTTCTTCATCAGTCTTAGTGGCAAATATCGGTTCAACTTCTGGAATTGTTGAATCTACATCATCACCAGAATCAATTGCTTCGATAACAAAGTTAAATGCTGCTACTGGTTTTGGTTCTGGAAGTGTAGTTCCGAGAACTCCGTTGATAAATTTGTTTACCTCACCTACGGGATCAGTTTCATCATCGTCGTCAGGAGGCTTCTGGGATACGACCTTTCGTGCGCCAAGCCATGAACTGAACTTAAGCGGCGTATCTGGCGCAACTTTTTTGTAGTCAGAGTTAATACTAATGTTATATGTCTTGTTCCATGTACCGCCAGTTTGTTCGACTTGTGCAATTATGCGAAATTTGTTTCCATTACTAATAAGAAACTGCAAGCGATCAAGGTCAACAATGTTCATTATCGGATCACCATCAGATGGTGCCACATCGATGATGAACATATCTTTACTTTGTGAATATGCAAGTGCTCGTGCGTCAGCTAGTGCACTATGCAACATTCCCGTAAGTTTTGTTTGATCAGGCCCAAACATTGGATCGTCATAGAATCCATCTTTAAGTACTTTGTACCTTTGACCAACTGACTTGCCAGTTTGTTTGCCGAGGTGACCGAACCATGGTAGTTCAGCAAAGGCGATTCGGCTTTTAGATGCGCTAGCCGGGCGACGACGGATTTTGTATGCTTCATGACCGTCAGGTAGAGTACCTAGATAATTTAGAAGTGCTGCGTTAGTCATTTCCACTTTGTCGTTACCACTTAGGTGGTAAGGAGTAGCGGAAGGATTCTGTTTAAACATTTCTTTTATGCCGTCATAATTTGGATTTAAGAAGGCAGTAATCCACGCGTCTGGTCCATCATCGTCAAGTTCACCAGCATCCATTTCAAATGTATGATTTGGCCTGTACTTAAGAGGTACACCATTGTGTTTGCCTATTTCTTGATACCAATGATAACTATCGCGGGCAAATTGAGAAAATCCGTCTTTTCCTGAAACATGGCCTAGAAAATAAATCTGCTGCTTGAAATTAGCCTTTAAAGACTTCTTGACAATTTTTTCGATTTCGCTTACTGGACCATGAAAAGATGTTGCATTTTTTCCATCGATTAAAGCAACCCAAACCTGGTCTTCGCCTGATTCTTCTGCTTTCGCTATTAGACCTTTGATCAAATCTCGTGAATCTTTACCGCTAATACCGGCAGTTTTGATTGCTATCTCTGTTACTGATGCTGGAACAAATATTTTTTCCGGTTTATCTTTTTTGATTTTTGGTTCCGGAAGTGAAGTACCAATTAAATCCTTGATCAAAAAGCTATCTAAATCAACTGTTCCGTAAAGTTCGTCTTTCTTGGCAAGAATAAGCGAACCGTCAACATCATCCGGATTAATGTACTCAACTGGTCGAGCAATAAACTTGCCGGTATCTTGATTTTTGTAGAGGCCAATCCAGCCCTTGTAATTAAGGGCATCGGCTATCTTTGATGTGTCTTGTATAAACTTGAGCGCATCATTAATGCCGTCAGGAGTATCTTCAAATTCTCCAAGCGTATAGAAGCCGTCGTTTTTGACATTAATTGCACCAAGAAGCGAATCTAACTCAGGAGACTTCTTAGGGCTTTCCGACAGAAGTTTTTGTTGTTCGGCCAACCATTCGAGATACTCAGCATTAGATTCTTGAGCAACTTCAGGTTCGACTATCGGAATTTCTTCTAGTTCTGCTTCTAGAGGAGATACAGGTTCCGGAATAATTTCTGCTTCTGGAACAATTTCTGCTTCTGGCTCCTTGGGCTTCAGCCATGCGGGGAACTCAGGCTTTTCTGGCTCTGGTTCTTCTGGTTTCGGAAGCAAGAAAGAAGGAAGCGGAAGTTCTTTTTCTGGATCGTCTTCGACTGGCTTTAGCCATGAGGGTAATGTTTCTGGCTTGCCGTCTTCATCAACATCTACTGGAGTATCGTCAATTGGCTCAATTTCATCTACTTCTGGAGTGATGTTAGGTGTAGGGACTTGCGGCACTGGGACGGGCTTAGGTGCTGGTGCAGGCTTAGGCGTTGGGGCAGGCTTAGCTGGCGTAGGAGCTTGCGGAGCTGGAGCCTGCGGTGTTGGAGCAACGGGCTTTTTCGCTGCAGGTTTAGCTGGAGCGGGCTTTTTCTTGGCCGGTACTTTTTTAGCCGGTGCCTTCTTCTTGGGTGGGGCAGAGGCATTAAGAGCGTCGAGAAACTTTTTGCGGCGGGTGGGCCCAAGTTTATTTAGCTCCCCTATCCAAGCGTCACCGTTTGCATCGTTTGAATACTCGTCTTTCCATGCTTTAAGAGCCTGATAATCATTTGATTGAGCCTTAAGGAAACCAATATACGCCCCTGCAGATTTATCCCCAGGTTTGTACTGTTTAATTTTGTTTTCAATAAAATCATCAATCTCTGTTTGTTCAAGCGGATCGGCAGGGCCAAGATTGAGCATTTTGCGCCAGAATGTCTCGAGATCATCAAGATCGTCTTGAGCTAGTTTTGCCAGAAGAGTGCGATTTTTTGGAGAAAGTGATACTGGATCAAATTTTCCAACTGTGCCAATTTTTTTCTTGGGAAGAACTGGCTTTGGCGTAGCTTTTTTAACTACGGCCTTCTTTTTCTTAGCACGCGGCGTTGTTACTTTTTTAACTGGCTGTTTTGTAGCTTGCGGAATTGAGCGCCGACCACTACGACCTTTCTTATTGCGACCATATAGAACGCGGTCAATCAAGGTGTTGTATTTATCGCCAGTGTTGTCGAGAAGCCGAGTAATAATTGAAGGTTTTTTTGCCGTGGGGCTCTTTTTCTTTCGTTTTTGTGAAACTTTGCCAGTAACAACTGTTCGCTTGCTGGGAGTCTTTTTCTTTGGACGATTTTTTCCATAAAGAATGCGATCAAGCATGTCGTTATAGCGATCGCCAGTTCTATCAAGTACTCGCGTAACAATCGGGGGCTTATTAGGGTTTGCTCCGCGATTCCGCCGCTTTGGCTGAGGTGGTCCATAAAATGGCGGCAAACCATAGGTTGTTCGCCTGTACCCAAACCCAAGTCGATCTAATGCTCTTGACCCAAGGCTTGGATACAAACTTCGAGCAAGGTTTGTATCATCACGGTAACGCTGCCGTGCTGCTGCGCGAGCAAGGCGTCGCATATCTCTGCGCTCGCCGGTAGCGGCCAATCCTGCGCCCGTAGTCGAAGCCAAGTTATTGTTAAGTTGACCTAGTGCATCTCCTAAACGGCGAAGAATTCCGCCACCACAACCGCGACCAAATTTGTCGGTAATGTAGCCACCATAACGAGAACCTTGCGGACAACGCCAGCCTCCGCCAGGTCCAAGACCTGGATCCCAATCTGGCTTCAGGCCCTTAGTTTCAATAACGAAAGTTGTATCGCGCGAAAGTGCAGCATTTTTGCGGTCAGCATTAAATGCTAGCGCCTTGTAGTGAATAAGCTGTACGCGCTTATCTTTTGGAAGGCGTGAGATCTCGATATGCGTAATTGCGGGTACGGAAATGTATCCCTTTGTTTCGATCATATGAGCATCCGTGGTTTGCATAGTTTGTTAGAAAAGAAGATCCGCAAAAGATTTTTTACTGGCTTTGAGAGCTTTTACTCGCGTGTCAATGATTGACCGTACTATGTTCAGGTGAGTCTTTTCCGAAGTACTTAATTTACCATCGATATTCAATCGCTGTAGGTACTCGTCCCATGAGAATTCAGTTAAACGGCCAAGGATTCTGTCAAGCTGAATTAGTACAAGACGACGCTGCTGGTCCGTCAATTCTGTGAAGTACTTTCGATACATCTCCCTCGCAGATGAATTAATAGCTTCGTCTGCAAACATCCGCATCCGTGATGCATTTTTCGATTTTGAGATTCCGGCCAGTAGTGTTAGGGAGTTGTCGGCAGAACGAATATATTTCTTGCCTTTAATAGTGACGATGCGTGTCGTTGACGCAGTGTGTGACCGATTGTCAAGAACAAAATCCGACATGGCTAACGCAAGAATTTGTTCTGGGTCAAGGTTGTCAAGATTGTCTGCTGCCGTAATTGAAAAATCAGCATCAAGTTTTTCATAGGAAAAATATGGTTGACGACGGCCGCCACCTTCAAAAATTACCGGTTCTGGATTCAGTCCAATTAATCTTTGGATATCAGATGTAACTTTTGCATTTAAGTGTTCAAAATCATTTTGCGCAGAGAACTCTCTAACCTTGTATGACCCACGCCTGCTGTAGAGCTTTGTTCCTCGCTGTTCTTTTTGCAAAGAGTAACCTCGCGCTCTTTGAAGTGCCTGCGGAAGAATAGATGCAAGAATCTTTGACGGATCCCCACCTGTGTCAAGATGCTTAATTGCTTGGGCAAGGTTTGCAATTTTGCCACCTGCAACCGGCTCGGTCGTCGGCGTTTCTTCCAATACTGCTGCGGGTTTCTTGCGAGTATTTTGCCGTACGAAGTTTTCGTAGACCCAGCGCCTAATTTGCTTCTTGCTTCCGCCAATAACAACAGAGATCATGTCGTTGGGGTCGTTAATAGACCCAAAATCTTCACGGTACTCAATTGCGCCATTTGAGTTTTCTGCAACCTGGCGTAGTTTAATTGCTGGATCTGTTTCTGATTCTGTGCCAGCGACTTTTGCAACTAGTCGCCCAAGCCGGCGACGCTCACCAACTGTAAGAGGGCGAGTTTTGCGCAAAGACAACATTGTGCCGCTATTACCAAGATAGTTGAGTTCAGAAATTCCAGTATTTGACAACATGCCAAGCTCTTCGCCACCCAGCGATTTTGGGGATTTGGCAGAAACTAAGAAAGTTGCGCCTTCCATATTGCGGTTATCTGGAACGGTTCGAAGAATAGAAGTTGGTACTACTGGACGAAGTGCAAATCCATCGCGGCGAACTAAGAGGGTAACGCCATCTTCTGCGGCGCCGAGTGCAGTGCGGGCACTATCTAAGGCAAGTTTCTTTTTAGCTGGATTTTCTGCGCCAATTTTAGGAATTTGTGCAGCTCGAGCGATAACAATTTGTTGATCTTGTGCGCTCAATCCCGGGATCGGAGAGACTGAGCCTCCAGTTCCAGCGACAGTTAATGGAGCTTTTATTGGTTTAAGTAGTTGTCCGAGCGCAGCACCAAGCGGGAAAATGTCAAAAAGCATTTGTCCACATGTAGAAAAACGATTGTCAGTGAAACGCCCTCCGTACTGGAAACCTTCAGGACAACGATAACCACGAGATTCGCGACTTGCTGAAACTCCTCCACTTGGAAGAAGGCCTCCGGGCGTCAGGGCAGTGAAGACACCAGATCTAATTGGGCTTCTTAAACCAGATGTATCGCCAGGAATAACTCCCGTACCTACGGCCTGGAGGCCCTGGCCAATGCGGCCCTGTGATCCAAATAACCCAACTTTGACTGAATAAAAATTACTAGATCGTCGAAGTAACGCCTTGAAAGATACAAGAGATGGGGAGCCATTTAACGGAAGAGCAAAATGAGAAGTTGATTCGGTGCGAGCAGTTAGAACAACTCGAGTAAAAGTATGTCTGGGCGTGCGCATTTCAGCCACACCCGCAATTACATCCTTTTGACGGCTTAGACCATTCATGTTCTGACCAATCGTCATTCTCGTCGAGACCTTCATGTACCCAGTTATTCTCATCGCTGATAGCGCGCATGAAAGCTGGCTCCATGTCCGCAAAGTCACGCAAGACTAAATTAGCGTGTTTGATGTCGTCTTCGGTCACTACATAACCAGAGGACATACCCATTGGATCTGCCTTTTTGCCAGCACTTCTAAGTTTAGCAATCCGATCATCGAACTGACGGTCACTCCAGAGTGAGCCTTTGACAACATTCTTGAGTTTTTTCCGGCAATTCTTCATTCCCGGGTGATGGCATCCCTCGTTGGGCCAAAGCCCAGTTGTTTCATGATGAAGCCAGGCGCAAATATTGTTGAGAGGGTACAGTTCAGGATGGTCTGCAAGGATCACTCGACAGCGTCTAAAACCGCCCTCTTTGCGCATAATTGGTCGCCAGTAGCGAAGGAGTCTTTCAAGATTTCCCCGGCGCGGGCCATAACCACGAAGCACATCTCCAGTAATTCTTTCTTGAGGGATTGCGTCCGCCGGAACAGGTGCTTTTTGCTCAATCTGTTCATTGTTATTCGTTGTCATTGCCGCTCTCTTTCTCAACTACTACACGCCGTTTTGTCACTCCACGCCGGCCGGTAGTAATTTTACTATCAGATAATGATTCGATTTGATTGTTTTTAAGAACCCAGAACTTGGATATCTCATCACTAGATATAGATGGTTTCTCAAATACGGAGGGGTCGATTTTTGTGAATGGATTATCCATCATTTCTGGTGCCGGTGGATTATATTTTAGATCGTCGAGCAAGATTTCCCTAGCACGATCCGTGATTGTGTTTCCGGCCAGAGATCGCTCATTAGCAAGATAGTGCAGCTGATCCGATAAAAGTTGAGATTTGTCTGTCATTGTGGCTCCTTTAGCCCAAGTAGTAGGTACAGATCTTTACTAGCTCCAGCAAGCCCATCATACAAAGATTTTGTTCCATCTTCATCGTCGGGAACATCAAAATCGCCAAACAATTCAATAATTTTGTCAAATGCAATTGCTATTGACGGTTCTGGCGATGAATAAATCCATGCAATTAATTTATCTAGCGCAGCTTCAGCATCTGGGTTGTCTTTGATGAACGAAAACCCAAAAATACGAGCTGTTATTGCCTCGGCAACACCTTCGAGCGAAGGCCTGTTTGATCCATACCGCTCAGAATAAGAACTGTTTTTATCTTTTGCGTAACTCGAGATATGTTTCCAGCTCCGCCTGAGTGTAGAAATTTCTTTACTGCTTAGATCATCCCACATTCGGCCGGCAAGCAAAATTCCCAACGCTGCGGAAAGCGCACTATCTTGATCAGAAAACATTTCCTCGCGTATTTCGTCGGCGGTTGTTTGTTCAATTCCTGCGTCATTTGCAAATTTCATCATGTCATCAAATAGGCGTTCAGCGATGTCAGACTGAGCATCCTCGCCCCAAATAAATTTTGCCCACTCGGTTTTGTCCAACCCACCGGTCACTATTTGTTGCATTAGATCTATTTTTTCTTCTGATTCATACTCGCTAAACAAGTAGCCAGGTATTAAACCGTCGTCTGTAAAAGGGTTATTTTTCCAATCATCTAATAGTTGTGACAGCATCTTTTTTAAATTGGGGTCCTGCTGGTTCTGTGCTGCTGCGGCGAGGTTATTAATGTCGCCGCCATAACCCGCTTGTACCATCAAAGATAGCTGGATCCCATTTAGAATATCTTTTGAAAACCAACTACGGAATATGGTTGTTTTAATATCATCTGGTCGATTAGTAAGAATGTCATTAATTTTTTCTACTATTTCTTGTGGATTTTCTTTGCCTGTCCACATTGACGACCTTGTATGGTGAATAGCATGCCCGGCTTCATGAACCCCAGTAGAAAGACCCTGGAGCAGGATTGCCGTCCTTAAAGCTTCTTCTTCTGTGAGTATCCCTTCTTCTATTGCATTAGTCTCTTCTAGGTGGCGTAGATAGGATTTTACTATCTGAGTGCCAACAGTGTCTTTTGCTTGGGCCGCAAGAATAGTTCCATCATCGCGAAAGACCATTTGATTTGGCGCAAACATAACATCTAGCTTTGTCCCACGAGATAGGTGATTTATTAATTTTCCACCATGCTCTCTCCACTTTGACTGAAGTACAGTTTCTGTTGCGCTAGAACTAACCAAAGGACGCGCGTCTCTTTCGTGAATTTCAATTTTTCGTGCAGAACCGAAGTGCTCTGGAAGTCTCGACATCATGTATAGATATCCGATTATTTCTGCTCTAATTCCCGGATCATTAAGTTTTTCTTTGCTTAATTTGACCTTTACCTGAGCTGTTGGTACTGCGCTTTTGAGAGCTTTTTTTATTTCCTCAGGTGTTTCAAGCTTTCCAAACCGAGCCTCGACAAGGCTTTCAATTTCGGCAACACGCATAGCAATGGGTGCCCATGGTCGGGCCTTGACATTTTGACCCATCATCATTTCTTTGTATACCGCAAACCGTCCAGCCCATGACGAAGGCGAAGATGGGTCTGGGTCAGCTTCAGTCCACTCCATTCTTGCAAGGGGAGTTTCGTTCTTTCCTTTACGAACCATTGATGCAAATAGTGATCGTTTTTTTGGTGCGACATCTGGGGCACTTGGCGCCTGAACAAATGGAAGATCATCACGACCGGTTGCTGGGTTTGTAACAAAACCATCACCATCGCCGTCAAAGTCTGGTTTTTTAAAGATCCTGCGTACCGCATTTTTGCCGCGCCGACCAAGTTTCTTTCCAATCGCCTTAACTTCAAAATCATTGCTAAACGATTTTTTCTCAACTTCTGGCAGTGAATCAAATTGCTCTTTATATAGTTTCCTTATTTGAGCATACAGATCATCAATCAATGGTGACTTTAGGATGTCGTAGTCATCATCAATATCATCGCGTATGTTGCGAAGACTTTCAAGGCCTTTGTATAGGCGTTTAATGTTGTCCTCTGTGACATCAAGCTCTATGCCAGATTCTATGTCTCTGGCTCGTTTTTCTTTGAGGATTTGAAGTAAACGCAAGTGAATTTTGTTAATTCGCTTAAAAGCGCGTTCGCCAACATCATCCGAGTCTGATTCCTCATCGCTGCTTGATGTGACCGTTCGGCGCTTTTGGAGATCTTCATTAAGATCAAGCAACTGATCTGAAAGTTGCGTGAGTTTATACATGTTGATATTTTTTAAAGTCGCGCGGCGAACTTTTTGTTCTTGAATTCCCAACGACTGTTCTGCCTGTTCTTGAGCAGATGACGGTTTATTCTCTGGCTTGGGTGCAGAAATTGAACCCCAACGATCAGTTCTTTTTATCGGCTTGCCTATAGGTAGTCCCAAACTTCTAAACAATTCGTCTGGATCGTCATCATCTATTGATGACATGCGAACTATGTTTGTGTCTTTTGGCTTTCTAGATCGATATATGGCTTGAGCGCGAGTATTTGCTATTGCTGCCTGGCCTCGAGCAACGGGCACATCGTCACGCCCAGTTAGGGGGTTGTTGACAAACCCATCCCCGTCACCATCTTCGCGCATGTTTACCGGTATAAATCGTTCTAGCCGGCGAGCCAAACGGCGACGCATTCCTTTTTCTTCCATCATTTCATGACCACCAATTGATGATTTGATTTCGCCAATTTGTCTACCACCAGCAGCATCATCAGCACCAGGTATGTCTCGACTAAGGAAATCACGAAGAATCTCTCGTGGCTGTCTAACGACTAAATCCCCGCTCGAGTTTGGTATTTCGCTTCCATATCCTGAAATACGAATTTGAGCGAATAGTTCGGCTATGTATTCAATAACATCATCTGTTTGTTGAAAGTGAGCCGACGCATAGGCGCTTCCGAGCACCTCGTCTAGCATTTCCAATTCTGCAGAATCTAATTTGCGCCCAAACCATTCATTTTTCATAAGCCCTTCAAAGAAGTCAGAAAATTGTTTTTGAGCTTGTTTTGCTGATTTCGGATCTGCTTTTTGTAGTTCGTCCAACGCTCCTGCTAGTTCAGCCTCAATAAGTGCGTCATTTGCTGGGCGTGTCTTAACAAAGTCTATTCTGCCATTGGATTTCTTAGGATCAAATCCCCATGATTTCATTTGAGAGTTAAGGTCGACTACATGACCAAACTCATGAGATGCATAGTGGTGCATTCGATCATTAATAGAAGTATCTTTATTTATGCCATTAGAAGAAATGCTAGGGAGTCCTTCTCTTTTGGAAGTAGAATCTGCGGCACGACGCGCAACTCTTTCTCCCAAGGATGTAACGGACCACTGAGACATGTGTATATGAACTCCACTTATCGCATGGTTGGGTTCGTATGAAACCATTGCAATAGATGATTGTCCGTTTACAAATCCAAGTCGGTCACTTATTAGGCCAACTGATTCTGCAACATCTGGAAACTCATCAGCTTCAGCTAGTAGAGAAACTGCGAAAGCACGCCTAGCTTCAGTGATTTTTCTTCGTCCGGTAGGAGTGATTCTGTTCAGGAATCGATCTTTAAAAAAGACCTGAGCATTCGGGAATGCTTTAGACAGAGCTTCTTTTTGTTGATCGATTGTGTCGAGTGGCCCATATTTGTCGATAACCCGTTGAGTTCTTTCAACAATACCCTTATTACGCCTACCGGCAAGGCCGTTCATTAGCGAATCTGAAGCATCAGCAACACCATTAACAATTTGGCCAGCAGATGGAGCGTCCATGCAGCCGGTCATTTGCAAATCTGTAAATTGATTGGCGTTAGGTGTTCCTGGTGGGCAGCGAAGCTTACCTAAATCATCAACGACAACGCCCATGGAGCGCGCAACACGGTCGCCAATTGACGCGAGACTACGGTTTTCTCGAATTGTTCTTCCGAGAAATCCTTTATATCCAAACTGTTGATCGTCGTCATCTACGAGTAGCCGACTTACATAATCAGAATCAACTAAGCCTGTTCTGATCTTGGAGTCTTGATCGCTACCTAGACCTGGGCATAGAACGATTGATCTATTTCCAAGGATGTCGTTTAGTTTGAGAGGTTTTACCTCTTGCTGATCAGGGCTCACCTGAACCCCCAAATTCAGTCTTTATTGAATAGTTCGCGAGAGTCTTCTTCTACGGTAAACAGTTCAAACTCCATCAAATTAGCGAGGAATTCATCAGATGCATCCTTTTTCATGCCTTCAGAGAATTCTTCTTGAACTTTCTTGGGTACCCAATTCATCGGAATTAGATCTTCTCGACCCAGCTTCATCGCGCGCTTGATAATGTGAGCCTTTGCGGCTTCCTTATCCTTAGCACGACCGTAGGCTTGGATTGCATTGCGCAAGTCTGCTTCATCCTTGATAGGGAAGGAACCATCGGGCATGGCCATACCTTTACTAGCCAATTCGCCTCGTGCTTCTTCTGAGTACGCACGCTTAAGGGCAATCTCTGCAGCTTCGGCTTCGATCTCTTCAGCTTCTTGAGCCGAGTACTCGTCATAACCAAGTACTTCGCCATCAAGGCTTACATAAACATCGTAGGACTTACCGTCCTTGCCCTCAATTTCAACTGCATACGAGTCAAAGCCTTCAAAAATATCCGGGTCAACGCCAATAACATTTCCGTTAATTGCCTTAACCGCAATTTCTGCAGCTTCGCTGAATGTCACAATCTCATTTGAATGATCTTCAATTGATTTTTGAGCCATTGGGTCATTTTCCAGGAGATGCCAGCCAAGGCAGTCTGCTGAAGTTCCTTCAAAGAATGCTTCAATTACTCGACCGTCCTTGCGCTCAACATCGATCACATAAAGATCAGCCTCGTCCGAGTAACCGGAGTCAAGAACCTTACCCAAGAACATGTCTTCGGCAATTCCTTCTACTTCCAGGAGACCGGGGAGATTTCCTTCTGGCGCACAGCCACCAGGGCAGTTTTCGCACACTCCGGAAGCACCGGGGTATACCTTGCGTTCAAATGAGCAAACAAAAGCTTCTTCGTCATAGTCAGCTGACTTGATGCCCATTGTGGCCATACGACGATTACGCATGCGGAGACGCTCGGATGTCATGGCCTCTTCTTCGGCCTCATCCTCGTCTTCTTCGTCCATTTCGTCTTCGTCTTCCATGTCTTCTTCGTCGTCAGCTGCAGCGACCATCGGCATACTGCGCTTCTTTGACTTGGATGGCATGTATTCCTCATCCTCATCTTCATCTTCAGACATTTCGGCATCCATCATCATGCCGCCCTTTTTGCGTGATGACTTCTTGACTGGCGACATCATTTCTTCTTCGCCATCTTCCATCATCTCTTCTTCGCCGTCTTCCATCATGGCCTGTCCCTTTAACTTGAGGGCAGGTGCACCACAGGCGCCGCAGACAGATCCGCCTTTATATCCACATGCGGAGACATCGCCCTTGGCGCATGAAACGACACTTCCGTCGGAAGAAACCTTAAGAGCTGCTTGTTCGTCCATTTTTTCTTCAGTCTCCTTGTATTGCATGCCTCTAGAAAGACAGCCTTTGGGGTTATCGCAATCGCTGCACGGTTTCATTAGTTTTTCACCCGAAACCATGCAGTGATATTTGTTTGTAATCTTAGTCAGAGATTTTTCGTTTCTCAAGACAGTCTCCTCACAAAGTTTAGACGATCGTTAATGTACTTGACGGAACTTACATCCAGGGATGGCTCTTTTGCCATTCGTCAAAAGACTCTTCAAATCCTGGAACACTTCGGGCATGCTTGTCATTCCACTGTTTTTTAAGCCTGTCAATTTCATCTTCGATTACACTTAACATTTCTGCGAGTTCTTGTTGATCGGCGCCTAATTGATCCCAACCATCCATAATTTCTTCATGGAGAGTAATTCCCTCTGCCCGGGAGTCAACTATGTTGTTCTCGACCGCCCACTTGGCAAAAAAGTCCGCGCTTGAATGCCAGGCTTTATTCATTACATCTTCTCCGCCAAAGTGATATTCCCATTCTCTGAATATCTTGTCGTTGAGTTCATGTAACTCAATACGACGATCTTTAGCAAAAGAAATGCGATCCCCCAAATTGGCATTCGTGCGTCGATCATTCCAGCGTTCCTTAAACCACTCTCTTGCTTCGATTAAAGATTCCGGAATTAAGTTGTGAGTCCGAGAACGCTGTCCGAGTAATTTTCCACGAGTTTTACCAGAGCGTGCAGGATCATTCGGGCCTAACGGAGTTTTCCAGTCATTTCCAGAAGGACCATCTTCCTCGGGCATATTCTTAGAAATTACATTTTCTTCCGGCCATGGGAAATCAGCGTCATAAACATCAAAGTCTTCGTTAGCAGGATCATCTAAAAGATCCTCAAGATCTTCAATGTATTTCATTGCGTCTTCAACGCTATCAAAATTGCCCTCTTCACCGCCGTAGCCATCCCAGAAGTCTGGCACCCATTCTCCTGTGGCTGGATTATATATGTGGCCAACAAGAGCAACTTTGTCAGGGTCGTCGTCAGACTGGACAATGTCAACCTTTATATTGTCGGTACGCCATCTATCAAATGCTTCTTTTGATGGATCGAAGTACGACTCGTCGCGTCCGCCCTTCCATCTTCTATGGGGCATCCACTGCTTGAATTTGTCCCACATTGAGCGTCTAGCGTCTTCATATTCGCCTATTTCTGCTCTTTTAATGATGTTTTGTACTCTGGCATCTTCTGCAAGTTCAGCCTGAGAAGCATTGGATCGCCTGGAATCACGCTCTTTTCCAAGCTCATATTTTACATATTTTAGTCCGCCTTGGAGTTGGCCGTCATCTTCGAATTTCTGAAATGCAGCAATTGCCTCATCAAGTTGAGAATCCGTAAGATTGAGAATCTCCAGATCTCGGCCTTTATCATCCTTGGGCCAGCGCCAGGCAGAATCCGCTTTAGCAACTTTCCGCTTATTAACTTCGTCATTAACCAATGACGCCATTTTTGAAACAGCAGGTTTTGAACTATCTGCTTGAGCGAGCCCATCAAAGAACTTTTTAGCCTCAGTAAGTTCACCGTCTGACATGCTGTCAACTGGCTTTAGTCGCCCATCGTCACCCTTTGGCCAGGTGTAGGCAATTGGATCTGGTTTTGGTGATTCTGTCGCCTGAGCAGGTTTTGTGGGTTTTTGCGCTGTCGGCACAATGCCTGGAAATTTTTGACGATCTTCTGGCCGCAAATCATAAGGTCCAAAATTGGTGCCTGTAGGGGTTTTTTTAGGAGTTGATGGAATGAGTGCTGGGAATCCAGATTCACGAGTCATTGGTGACGCAAGGGGGCGTTTTACATTAGGAATCTCTAGGAGGTCCGGGATATCCATTGGTGTTGCCACTCTTTGAATGTCGCCTAGCTTAACGACATGCAAACGGGTCTTTCCGTTACCAAGCTTTGAAATTTTGACAACTTGATATTCTTCGCCAGTATTACGGTCAATTCCCTTATCAAAACCATCAGGAAGAACATCACCGCGCTTTAGTTGACTTACCTTTGCTTTGCCCTTAAATGGAGTTTTGCGATCATCCAACATATCCCCAGATATGCCCTTTGGTAGCTTGCCACCAAAGAACCGCTTAATCGCGTCTTCCGCCGATTCACCGCGATCTTTAAACCAGGGAATCTCATCTCGACCAGTTAGCGGATTTGTAATAAATCCATCAGCGTCACCATCGTATTTGGGTCGCTTAAGGATCTTCCTAACTTTACGACGAGACTTGCCTCCGCGACCGAATAGGGCCTTTTCTTCAAGGTCGTAGATCCAGTTTTCATCAATTTCATTGTGCATGAAAACCCCTATTTGGTTGCGAAATGTTCGAGGGCACGGTTGATGGCAAATTCAAAATCATCTGGATCTCCATCGATTGACTTGACATCAATACCGTAGGCGGTACATTCAGATTCAGCCTTGTAGTGCGTAAGGATTGGATTTAAATATGCCCGAAGATGAAATAATTCTTTTTTATCTGCTGGGATAATGAATTCGAGTTCATTTTTCTTCATTTCAATGGATTGAGATCCGCCAGTTGCAGCAATTTCCCTAAGCAGCGAAATGGCTTGGTTTAGTTTTTCGAGGTTAGATCCGACGAAAAACTTTGCTGCCTTCTCTTCGATTTCCATTGCTAGTAGCGAATTAATTGCATCCAAGGCCTCGATGTCTGCCTTTTCGCCAAGAGACTCATCACCCATCGCGTAGTCATGCATCTCCTCAATCCATTCGCCAAGTGCTGATTTTTCATCACCGGTAAACGCAAGAGCTGGACCGTCTGACTCGAACGGCAGATAAACAGTCTCTGGCTTGACTCGCT